TGTAAAACGGCGCCCTCTAATTCAACATAAGTAATACAACCTGCACTTGAATATCCGGTTAATTGAGATTCAATACTAATCTTTTCAAAAATAGAAACATCTTTCCAAACTGGTACGTGCATTGAGTTTGTGAAATATTCGTGATCACTTATGTTTGGAATCTCACCAAAATCTTCCTTAAATTTTTTCATGGCCGTATAACAAAGATTTTCAGCTGGGGTATAGTATACGCCAAAATTAAGTTTATAATGTTGTTTAAATTCAGTGCATCTATCTTTGAATAACTGTTCAATTCGCTTAGCTAATTCCATTCCTTTTTCTTCTGTATGATCACAACCAATAAGGATTTGTAATGTTTCGGCCAAGCCAATTTGCCCAAGAGAAAGTGTACCATGTTTAAGCGCAGAACGAATACCTTCCTCTGGTTTATAACCAATCATTGTTCCATTTTCATACATGAACTTTGCAGCCGAAGCATCTTGTGAACAGATGTATTCGTATCTTTCGATTAGCATATCTTTTGCTTCGTGGATTTTTTCATCGAGCAGAACCATAAAATCTTCTACGTTACCAGCTTGCATAGCAAGTGTTGGCATTATAATAGTTACTGGACAAATATTACCACGCCCATCTTTAGTTTGAGGATTTACTCCAGGATCGGCATTAATATCTAATCCATTACTGGTCCGACAGCCCATTGTACTAAAATAAGTCTTTGGATCATCTTTATCATAGCCTATATTTCCAGACCAATCTACATTTGCATAGTTTGGATATAGACGGCGCGCGGTCGACTCAAGAGCGAGTTGGAATAAATCATAGTTGGGGTCTCCTTTCTCTCTATTTACTCCTTTCATACATTGAAAAATTCCACAGGGGAAAATAGGAGTTTTATGAAGTTTACCAACTCCCTTAATGGAGCCTTCAAGTAGCGCCTTTATTACCATACGACCCTCTGGAAGAGTACAGGTTCCATAGTTTATTGAAGTAAATGGAAGTTGATTGCCGCTTCGTGACTGAAGAGTGTTGAGGTTATGATACATACCTTCAACAGCTTGTTGAGTTTCTCTTTCAGTCATATCAAGAGCATACTTATATGCTCCTTCAAACATTTGATATTCTGGTGCATCAATTGACATTTCTGTTGCATCTTTCCAAGTATCAATAACAGCATCATTGGTATTTTTATCGTGATGTAAGTATTCAATATAATACATACCATCTTTAAAATGTTTTCTAAAGGATTTACGTACATAAGGAACCATCGTCCAATCAAGATGCGTTGCGCTTACGCCGCCAAATTGCATAAGCGACTGAAGTTGAAAAATAACTGCCACCAACTGAAAAGCAGTGTTGATGCTATTAGCAGGTCTAACATCAGTTTGTCTTGTATTAAAACCATTGGCAAGTAAATCATCAAATGGAATTGATAGACAATTGTGCATACCAACTGCATAGTTATCTAAGTCGTGAATGTAAATTTCATTGTTTAAATGATTAGTTCTTGACTTCTCACTCATTAAATTATCAAGTGCATATTGTTTGAAGATAACTGATTCAGCTTCACCCTTTCTACCGCCAAACGAGTGTTCATCTACATTAGCATTTTGATTCTCAATATTTGTAGCTTCCAACTTAGATGACATCAAATCCATCATCTGTGAGTTCCACTTTCTAATGCGCTCGCGCTCTTGACGATAGCGTATATATGACCTCGCTACATCTTTTCTTTTTGTAGCCATCAATCCGTTCTCTACCAGGTCTTGAATTTGTTCTACCGTTAAATTTTCTTCTTTTTCTCCAATAAAATTAGCTATATTATTAGCCTTTTCAATAGCATAGTCAGAAATTTCACCATCTACATCTTCAAAAGCTTTTAATATAGCATTTACAATTTTATTTTTATTAAAGTTTACAATTCTTCCGTCTCTTTTTTTGATATGTTGCATATCTTCCTCCTAAGTATATATATAAATTAAGGATTACTTTTTGTTCCACAATATATACATTCCCCCTTTTCATATATATGTGGACAGATAGATTTCAAATATTCATTATCTTCCATATACTTTTGTATCTCTGGTTGTAAAATGAATACTGAGGGGTCTACCAAAGACTGGATTTTTTGGTTATTAAAATTAATTTTCTTTTTAATTTCCTCACCTGTCATTTCTTACCTCACCTCCACGATATTCATAAAAATCTTTAAATAAATCATAGTTATTTTCTCTTACAAATTGAAATATAGATTGTATAGATTCTTTAGATAAAAGTGGTTCTTTTATATGATATTGTTTTATAGCAGCCGCGCAGTAACTAAAAAGAGTTTCATATGGTTCTACGCGATTAAAAAAATCAGTATCATTTCCAATGACTAAATGCTCGTTATATCTATTAATTAATCTCATTACCTGTTTCCAGTTATTATCAATGAGAAGACTCTCATTATATATAAGTCGAAAAACTAATCGGTAACTACGTAAATTTATAATAGTACGAAATATACGCTGTATTCCACCATTGATCAGTTCACACGGTGTATATACTTTAGATATATCCATTGAAGCCTGTCGTATAGCTGTAGTTTTATTATAAGCTTCTATTAGCTGTGGAATAGCGCTATTATCAATAAGACCATTATAACATAAAGAAAAATATGTACCCATTGGCGGCAGAGATGCCCACTTACAAAAGTCATTTGCATTGTCTACTTGAACAGGAAATTTCATACCTACTCTGCGACCAGGTGTATATTTTATCCAATTAGGAAGTTCATTTTTAATTAACTCATATGCTCCATTAATTTGATTTAAGTTATAGTCGTGAAAAATAACCCCAAAACAATTAGAATCATGGCGAAACTGTTTTTCAAAGTCTTTCCATATCGTTTTTTCATCAAGAGAAAGTCGTATATGTTCAGCTCGGCGCATTGTACTAAAAGCATTTATACTATAACCTTTTACTTGATGTGGTTTGATTTTATTGTATAATAATATATCAGGTCGCATTACTTCAATTTCTAAAGGTAATGGTTTATATTCTTTTCCGTCGATTGCGCGCCCGCCATAGGATATATTCATACCACTGAAAAATTTAGTATTAGGATTGTAAAAATCTTGCCTAACTATAAAATTATTATAACGATCGGGAGAGAAAGTTGGTGATAAACCAACTATCTCTCTTTTTCTTTTATAATACGAAGATAACTTCATTAGTTCTAAGTTATAAAAAGGAATGGGATAATATGGTAGATCTGCGTCATATAATCCATAACTCATTCTATAATCAATCCTTCTATTGTATTCCACTTAGAATCTTTAACATCATAAACTGGAATTTTTCCATCATAATGAATGTCGCTAATTGTTGTTCCATCTTTGGCAAAAACATTCATATATGGAGGATATTTTTCTAGTTCTCTAATTAGATCACCAACTGTAATAAAAGTCATTTTCATTTTATTCCATCCTTTCTTTCATTGTTTGAATATATCCATTGTTATCTATTGAAGTTATAAGTTCTACTAAATGATACGGTGTATTCTTATATTTTTTTGCAATAAAATTACTATCTCTTTTGATTCCTGTTACAATAATTTTATTACCTCTACTTAGCCAACTTTTTTCAATAACCTTTTTGGTTCCATCAGGTCGCTTTTCGGATATTTGTCTATCATAATGAGTAAATGCATCACCAAATATCTTAACTGTTACTACACTATCATTAGTTAATAAAGTTACCATCTTCTTATTCTTATCTTTATCTAAAACTGTACCAGCTATTCTACATATTTTAAATAAAGGAACTTTTTGACCTGTTTCTTTTGACTTAAACTCATAATTTACAACAGGTTCTTCTGGTAATTCGCTATAATTAGATAAACCATAAGCTCCATTTTTAAGATTCTTCAATTCATGGTCATGAATATAACATGAAATTGAATCCATTTCCCATCGACTTAAATTACCAAGACAATATTTATCCCATAAATCTTGTCTTAACTTATTGTTTACTTTGTCTAACAGCTCTTGATTATTTTCTTTTATAAATGGACGAATAATATCCATTTGTTTTTTATATATTTTATCCCAATCAGTTTGCTTAATCAAGTAAAACATTCCATCTTGTGAGTCTGTCGATGGTTTCAATAAATCCATATCAAAATGTTCATTATAAAAGTTTAAAGCTATATCATCAATTCCATAATAATTATCTATTTTATTCTTTTTAATATACTTATTAAAGTTATAAACCTTACATTGAAAATCATATTCTTCTGGTATAAAACCAAAGTTAATTAACATTTGCATATTCTGCAAAGTCATTCTTTTCTTTTTATCTGTAATTAAATCTATATATACATTCATAGCTTCTATACGATTTCCATTATATAAACTATCAAATGCACCAGATTTAACCAAATTAACCATTTGTGGTTTCTTAACTTTAATTTTACTTATAAAATCTTCTATAGATTCATATGGTCTATTATCCATAATCTGTCGAACTAAATCATCGCCAACTCCTGTAATACCACTAAGCCCATAAATAATTCTATTATTATCTACATCGGGCGCGAAAGTATATTCAGATTTATTAATATCAGTTGATACAATTGATATACCTTCATATTTCATTTTTCCAATTGCTGTGGCGATTTTGCCATAATTAATTTTTGAGACCTTCCGTGTCTTGGTACTACCGCTATTATCGGTTTCTTCCAATTCGACTCCAACGCCATCCTCAAAAACTCCCATTGATACATCATCAAAGGTTGTCCCGTCATCATTTCTATTTGTGTCTTCATTGCTAAAATGTTCTTCTCGTTCATTTCCACCACTATCTGAAATAAGACAAGCGCAATCCCACAAAATTGTTGGATAACGAAATGCAAGATTTAATTCCTGCAATCCAATTAATGAATAGGCAAGTGTATGGGACAAATTAAAACCATATCCCTTACTCATAGCTATTAATACATTCCATACATATGTGCAAAGTCTTTCATTCAGCCCTTTTTCTTTTATAACTTTAAAATATTCTTCGGTTAATTTCTCATATTCCGCTGGATTCTTTTTTGCAATTGACTTTCTTAATTTATCTGCCCAAGTCAAATCAAAACCACCTAATTCTGGAAGCTGAACAAGTTGCATAAATTGTTCTTGTGCAATACACAATCCATAAGATACATTTAATACTGGTTCAAGAATTTCTTTGGCGTCGGCGCCGAGTCCGTATTTCTGTAATTCATAATCCCAATCAGATGGATGTGCTTTAAATCTTGCCAATTTATTAACTGGCATTTCTCCACCTTTTTCTGTAGCCATAAGACGAATTGCAGAATTAAGAATTGCCAAGTCATCCACTGATGTTGGTTTCATTGCAGCTATACCACTTATTCCAGATTGTTTTTCCATTTGGAATAAACTCATTACTTTATGGTTCCAACACATTGACCACATTTCTTGACTATCTCTTTCAAGATTATATATACCTACAATTTTTTCATAGGTTTCTTTTAAAGTGGGTTCTTCGGTTTCATAGCCATATTTACAAATTAAATCAATACAATTATGAATTTTATCTAATGCTTCTACTGAAAGTATATCATACTTAATCAATCCTGTATCTTCTGCGTCATGAAGGTCAAATTGTGTTATGATTTCTCCTTTTGGTGCTCGCATGAGTGCGGTTGATTCTGTAAAAGGTTCGTCAACAAAGATAACCCCTCCCGCGTGGATGCCACAGCCGTTGATAAGCCCTTCAATGCCTTGCGCAACTCTCCAAACCTCTGGGTAGTTTTCTTCCATTTCAATTCTAAATTGTGTTGATGGTCCAAATCCATTTTCTTCATCTCCATAAAATGTTTGAGCTAAACTTCTTTGCTGTCCTCTATCTGCTTGAACAAAAGCAGAAAGATATGCAGCTATATCATTATCAATTCCAAGACCTCTACAAGCTGTCTGAATTGCAGATTTTGCTTTCTCGGTTTTAAGAGTTAATACATTTGCTACTCTATCTTCACCATATATATTGCGAAAACTTTTTAATACGTCTGCGCGCCGTCCACCTTCTATATCAATATCTACATCAAGAACTGATACACGCTCTGGATTAAGAAATCTCCAGCGTTTTGTTTGACTCTTTTCTCGAAGTGGATTTATTTGAGTTATTCCTAAAAGATATAACAAAATAAAACCTACTCCAGAGCCACGGCCGCAACCAACGAGAGTTCCCGCGTCCCAACAGGCGTCAATTATGTTTTGAAGATTTAAGAAGTAGGCACTCCATCTACTTCCATTTACCTCAGAGGATACCCAAGTGTCTTCAAGACAAGCATTTATTTCATCATAGGTTTCTTTATTTTGTAAAGTTTTATCTTTTTCAATTCTATCAACAATAATATCAGCTAGTCTTTTATCTTCTTCATATTCTGAATTATAAAAAGTTTTTAAATAAGGTATTTCATTTATATAATGTTCTTTCACCCAATTATTCGTTGTTATATTTTTCCAATTTAATCTCGGAATATTCAGTGGTTTCATTAATGTGAAATCTTTACATTTGTTTTTAATTTCAATTATATTCTGATAGGCTTTTTGAAGAACTTCTTCACCAAGTTCTCCCTCCATATAACTTCTAATTTCTTCGTCACTCATTTGATAAGTCGTTGCATAAAAATCATCAACTTCTCTATCACCTTGTTGTGCATTAAGAAAAGCCTTATGAATTGGTCTATCTTCTTTTTTCAAATAATGCGAATCAGTTGTAATTATATATTTAATTCCAAGCTCTTCGCCAAGTTCAACCAATTTATTATTTACATAAATTTGTTCTTTATTCTTCGATGGTTGCATCTCAAAATAGAAATCTTCTTTGCCGAAGATTTCTTGCATTTGATATATCCATTTTTTAATTAAATCCATCGAAGGCGCGCCAGTTTCTTTGTTACGAAGAAGTTGAGTTGGAAGACACCCGCCAAGACAAGCTGTACTTCCAATTACATGACCTGGATTTGCACCAATTATATCTACTAAATCTTGATAATATGTTGGTACTCTACGCATCCTGCGCGCCACCCAACTCCGCATCCAAGCACGAGTTGAGATTTCACGAATTTGTTTGTGTCCGATGCCATCTTTGGCAATAAGAATGAAATGAAAGTATCTATCAACTTCCTTATTAAAATTGTCATTTGTAAGTCCGTTACGAACTAAATAAATTTCATTACCAAAAAGAACCTTAAAGTTAGGGTTATCTTTTTTAATTTTGTTGTAATACTTTTCTGCTCTAACCGCACTAGCTATTGTGTCATGTTCGGTAATTGCTACTACTTCATGTCCAAGTTCAATTGAATAGTCAATAAGTGATTCTACAGTATTAATACTATCGCGCAAACGAAAGTTGCTGAAATCAGTATGACAATGCAGTGAACCAGGGTATTTGATTTTATCCATTCACATTACCTCTTTCTTTTATTCTATATATATTATATCAAAGTTTTATTAATTTATCAATTTTAAGATAACGTTTTTGAAAATGGCATATCTAACTCAAAATCACTATCGGTATATTTATACGGTTTAGAATTAGCAGTAATATAAATATTAATTCCGCAATACCAACCGCCCTCACCTATAATTGATGTTACGATTTCAGACTCGTCGCCTTCATAAAAAGTTTTCCACGAACTTCTGTCAGTATCATTTTTGTTTTCTCCAATCCATCCACTGATATAAATTTCATTATTAACATAAATACCCCAACACCTACCTCCAATAGCAATCTTTGGATTACCGAAATCTCCTAAATGACCAAAAGAATATTCGTAGCTATATTCTTTTATTTCTTTTAAAACATCTTTAAGCGTGTTGCCATATTTTCCAAAGGTTATTTCATAATTATAACTATAGCCTCCGCATATTTCATTATGTCCACCTTTTTCAATTATTTTCATAATATATATATTCCTTTCTTTATTTTATATTTGTTCTAATAGTGATTTAAAATACATTATTTGTTCTTCATCTTCACGAAGTCTTTCTTCTTTTTCTTCTGGACTACTACAATAATAACTTAAAAACCAACCTGTAGCGTCTTCTATTGCATTAATGTATAATTCTAGTAGTTCTTTCTTCATATTATAATATATTCCTTTCTATATTTTATATTATAATTATATCAGATTTTTTTATTTTTGTCAAATTATTCGATATACGTACTCTGCGGCCGGTCGTCGACGTCCATACATCGACTGAACCTATTTATTAAAATAGTTGAGCGGCCGCAGAGTACGAAAGACATCTGCATTAATACCACGTGTCAAACCAATCACATTTTACACACCTATATTGATATTTAGGCGGATAACAAGTAAGCACAATACCTACATTTTTATAAATTGGTTCTCCACATACTAGACACTCTATATTAGTTTTTATCCAATTTCCTGGTGGCATTTCTTTAAAACGATTAGTTTCTTGTTCTTTATAATCTTCCCATTTCATTTTAAAATCCTAAGCTCCCATCTTCAATTTGATAGTTGGTAATAATTATTCTTTCCATCTCCAGTAATAACCCCCAACTTTTCGCCATGGTTCTTCGCAGGCTAATTTTAAACGATTTGTATTATTAGGATTTTTTCCTATACTACGAAGAGCATCTGCCATAGTATTAAACTGATTAACTATTTCCTTATTATTATTTAACTGAATCACTCCTCTACGGCATCTTTCAGAAGAACTAATAATTGGTATATTATGAAAATGTAATATAGTTTTTATTGACTCTCTGCTTTTATGATAATCCTTAGCTAACTGTCTAATAGATACACCATTTTTATATAGATCAACTATTTTCAACGCCTCAGCAGTATAAAATTTTTTCTCTCTATGTTGTTTTCTTTGCTTTCTTAATTGCTGCGCTTCTAGATTCTTATCGGGGTAATCTAAGAACTCCCAAGTTAATTTAATACCATTTAATTCTCCACAAGTATCCCATTCACCTTTTAAATAATGAGATAAGTTAGAATTATCAACTTTTCCATATGCTGCCGCTTCATTTATACTATCAAAAATTTCTTGCGTTGTTAAACAAATAATTCTTTTTGATTCTACGGTCCCATAAGGCGAAACATTGTATCCGTTTTCAATACTATTATATTTTTGAATTAAATCGGCCTCTATTTGCAAGGCCGTATCTTTATCTAAATCTGTATATAATATTTTATGTTCAAAATTGTCCCACCCATATTTTTGAATGGCATGATAAAATTTAGGCTGCAATTCATAGCCTTTACCATTAATTCCCCAACGATTTTCACATTTTTGAGAAGTGATACCAATATAAGACTTACCATTAATTAAATTGGTGTGTTTATATACATTATAACCCATTGCGATTTCTCCTTTTCTTTGTTCTAATTATAAGTAGAAATCCAACCCATTCACTTCATAAAATAAGTCCAATCCATTCATTTTAAAATCCCAAAGTGTTATCTTTAATTTCATAATCGGATATAAAAATCTGGGGAGTGTAAATATTATTCCACTCATTTAAATTTGCTCTACCAACGACTTCTAATTTAACATCACCATTATATTGTCCAAGCTCTTGAATAAAATCTTTAGCATGAAATTTCATATAGGCAATACCAAATTTTTCTATTTTAACAGTATCAGCATTTTTACCCATAACTCGTATATCATCTTTAGTAATATTAATATCTTTAATATGAATTAATGGCTCGCTATTGTGTTGACCCCAAATATTTTCATGCCGAGTAATATCAACAATTAAATCTTTTATATCAGAATCCGCAGCTATACGTTCAAAATTAACTTCATACCAAGACTCTCCAAAATCTACGTTTTCTAATTTCTGATTTGCGTATTGATGGAACGCCGCCAGATTCTTATCATATATTCCAATTCCGCAAGCGTTATCATGGCCCGCAGTAAACGTAAATAAACCGCTTTCATCCATAAAGTTTTTAAACGATTTAAGTTCTGATTCATTTAAGCCTCTACTTGATCCTTTAATTTCTCCTTCGTCATTTAATCGTGCCACAATTGTAGGCTTTTGATATTTAGCTGCCAATTTCATAGCACACAGACCATTTAGCTCAGGGGGAAAATCTTCATCATCTAATCTAACAAAAAGAATTTTATTTTCTAAAAGATTGTATTTATGTATTTTAATTTCCAAAGTTTCTATTATTTTATCCAGTGTTCGATTTTGTTTTGAACGAGCATTAGTACACTCTCTAGCCGATTCAATTGCAAGCTCTTCTAATATTCCTTTAGCTCCACGCTTATTACTTGGAATCATTTTATGTCCGTTAATGAACGCTTCAAAGCATCTTTGTTTTTCGTCGTCTGCGCCGGCACGAATCATTGCATTAATGAGGGGTGTTATATAAAAGGCAACTGTTATAGGTGTTACTTTTCCTCCCGTTGAGAATGATTGCTTTTCACATAAAGCTTTGAAGAAATAGTTTTTGATATGTGCAAAACCAGTATGAACAATATATCTATTCTCAAGTTCTAACATAGACATCATATCACTAACAATCCCCAGTGCGGCCAGGTCGATAAATTCATTTGCATAATCGACAGCATATTTTTTATCTAAATATCTACAGAATTGCCAAGTGACTCCGGCGCCACATAGGTCTTTATTTGTGTAGTTAGGAGACAATTGGTTATTGATAATAATAGAATAGTCAGAAAATTTAGTATCTGATTCTACAATATGGTGGTCAAGAATTAAACAATAGATTCCTAACTCTCCTAATCTTTCAATGTATTCATAATCGTTGCTCCCTGCATCTGGAAGAACCACATATTTAATATTTGGATCTTCATTATATTTATCGGTTATTACATGAATAGTATCAGACAATCCATGACCTTTTCCTTTATGTAAAATAGTATCAATCTGAACTTTATTATTAAACTTTTGTAGATATTGTATGAAGATTGCGGCCGAGGTAAAACCATCCACATCACTGTCGGCAATTACAATAATTCTATCTTCATCAGTTAGCTGAATCATAGAATCAAAAATTTTACTACCTTCTTCTATATAATCTAAGTTTTCTGGTGACTGAAGCGCAGAATCATCAGGAACATTCAAAAAATATTCTAATTCTTGCTCTGTTAAACCCCGCTCTTTTAAAAGTTCGTTTGTATAGTTGCTTCTAATATCTTTATTGACTAGTCTTATTTTCATTTATTAATCTCCCATAATCTTGTTAGTTTTATTTCTTTAGCAATTTTTTCTAATGTATTTCTAATACTTATTAAAGTAAAATCAATACTAAGTAACATAATTATTATACTTAAACCTATTAGTTTCATCTATCTTACCCTCACTCTCCTATTATACAGTTTCCAAAATATATCTGCTCCCTTATCAGTGGGGCTATCTTTCATTTCTAATAAATTTTCTCTATCATATATAAAAGAAAAATCACAATAATTCTGATATTTTTTACCCATATTATATAATTTATTAAAGTAATCTTCACTACCTGGTTTTTCTTCTTTGTCAAAACAAATTACTATTTCTTTGGGTCTTGCTGTTTGCATCAGCAATTTTAAAGCGTGTTTGTTGAATTGACTTCCGCATACTGCGGCGCCGCAGTTAGCAAAATCCCAGCCTTCCATTTGAAGTACTGCTTTTTCACTTTCACAAATAAAACATATTCCAGTTCTTTTTATATTTTCTTTTGTCCAATTTAATCCATACAAATTTAAAGATAACGGATGACTATACCACTTACCCTCTATTTGTACTGGCATATATTTACCTAAATTTTCAACTTCCCATTCGTTGAGTGCGCGCCCTCGAACGCCTACGAGTTCTCCATCTACATTATAATGCGGAATTATAATTTTATTTTGTGTTGTTGAATATCTAATATTAAACTTATCCATACTTCGTTTTGTAATGCCATCGTTTAACCATTCTGGTGGATAAAACTTAGTAAAACAATCTATTATTCCATTTGGATAAATTTGTAATTTTATACGCTCGGGCGCAGAGTACGTACTGCGTATACTTTGATACCGCTTTGTTGTAAACCCTTCTGTTTGTCTATAATTACTACAGTCTAAAATTACTTTATATATATCTTCATACCAATCAAAATCTATTTGTCTGGTTTCATAATAATGCTTCATAAAACTAAAAATACTCATATTGCCACATTCAGTATAACAAACAAACATATGGCTATTTTCATAGTAATAAAGTTTCATTGAAGCTTCATGTGGATCTATATTATGACATATAGTGGAAAAAATTACATATCCATTCTTTTCAATATAATCTTCTGCTCCTAACTTCTCCATCAAAGCGATAACTTTTTGAGTATCTAATTGTTCAATTATACCTTTATAATCAATCAATTAATTCACCTTGATTTAACCTTTCTACTAATATCTTAAAATGCTCATCCTCATGTTCGTCCCAACTTTTAATTTTGTAACTATCTATCTCATTAAAGTTTTCTACTGGTTCCATTCGAGAATCGGTTATAAATAAATCTCTTCTTTTTAAAGTTCCCAAATTCATATCAGACCAAATACGAACTTGTGACCATTCACCACTTCTAACTTTAAATATATCTGTTACTAAATTAGGTTTATTTTCTGGTCTATTCTCATATAATGGTTGTAATATTTCTAATTCTTCTTTAGTTGGTCGTGCCATTACTGCGCCATTATCAGCTTTATTAATCGTACTTCGACCGCCTGCTAAAGTTCCTTCATTTCTTATATCTTTATTATCATCACCTTTTGCATTTAACTGAGTAGAAGTAAACATTGCTACATCCAATTCAACCGCCAAATCTTTTAAAGCTGTTGCGAACATCAATAACACTTCATCATTTCTCAGTGCAAATCCTCTAAACTCATTTAACAATGACGGCCCAATAAAAATATAATCATAAAATACATAACCAATATCATGTATAATACAATTCTCTCTTACAATTGTTTTTACAGATTCAATTGTAGGGTTTGGCATTTTAACTAATATTAAATTCTCACTAAACTTCTCCATCAAATGAATCGCCTGATGAATTACACCCATTTCTCTTTCTGAAAAATCAGCATATTTAAATCTACTTCTATTTATATCAGTTAAATAAGCCAATATCATCAATCTAACTTCTTTAAACCTCTGTTCAGTAACAATAAATAAAACCTTTTCATTATTACCTTCTAGCTCCCACTCACAAGTCATCGCATTATATCTAAAAGGATAAGCTAAATAACAAGCATCGGCAATTGCATTTGAGGTTTTACCAACTCCACTCGCCGCAGAACGAATTGTTAATGTACCTTTTTTCGCTCCATCAATAACTTGATTATAAATACTACCTTGAACTGGCATACCTATTTCATATGCTGCGCCAAGCTGATCAATCAACTCTTCCATTCCTGTGGCAGCCGATTCAACTTCTACTTCATCAGTTGTTTCATATTTAGTTTCAATCCCAACCAATTTTTTTCTAACCGCATCGGTTATCATTTTTGGAGTCAAAAAATTAAATCGTTCATTAATTTCTTGCGACTCAGGTTTTGTTAAATCTTCACAATAAAACTCACTTATATCAAAACCTTGTTTATTTAAATCTTTTAAAAGATTAAACATTTTAAATCGGTTATAATAAAAGTCAAAATTATCAACTTCAGAAAGCTCTATTATATCCTGTAAATATTCAATCCCATTTTTATCTTTAAAAGTTTTCGCAGAAACTTGATCTGCTTCTAAAAAATTCTCTATATCTATTGGCTGTATTTTAGTCGCGCCATTACGATACAATCCATTGATTGCCATAAATATAGAACGCTCAAACCTGGTGGAGAAATCAGTTAAGATGAAAGAATACTTATCAACTTCACTTAACAATTGTGGTTTCTTCATTAGACAGCCAAGTATTTGTTGAGTATCTCTTTTGTCTATCACTCATCATCCTCCAAATTATCTAATACACTAAAATCTACAACTTTCTTTTTCTTTTCTTTCTTTTTAACACGAACTTTCGGTCTTTCTGTGGCTTCGCGCATTTGACGTTCAATCTCCTTAATAAGTCCCTCTGATTGACGCTCTCTTGCCGCCCAGTATGCACAAGACTCGTTATAAATAAAAGGAATTATACCTATTCCTCCATGCCCTTTCTTCCAGTCACCCTTTTTTATTTCATAAAAATATTTTAACGCAAATAAGATGCCCTTATTGGTCATCTTGTTTTCTTTTATAAACTTTTTTCTTTGAGCTTCGCAAACCCACCAATCATACGATTCTTTTAAGTCGCGAACTATAAAATCATATATTAAATCAATATATTGTTCGTCATCGTCAAGCTGCGCTTTCTTCCAATTATCATAACATTTTCTATGATAAAAATAATTTTTTGAAGTCATTAACCATTTCTGACCTTCTGGGTCTATATTTCGATCAATTTCCTCACCACAAACTCTACAATGAACCATAGGTAATTTTCGAGCCATATCAATTCTCCTTTCTCTAATTATATTATACTATAATTTGGAGAATTTGTCAAATTTAAAAAGAGTAGGTATAACCTACTCTTTATTTCACCATATCTCTCATTTCGAGAAGCACAAGATAAAATGGTTCTTTTTGATCTTCAGTGATTTCAGAAAGTTTTAGCTTTCTTCCAAAAATCATTTCAACCTTCTTTAAAATACGTTCTGCATTTTCTTTATCTTCATTAACAAGCTTCGCCCAAATTTTTGAGGCTTCATCACGTATAGAATCAAAATCAAGTTCTTCTTCTTGTTTTTTTTCTATCTTATCAACAACTGTAGCCCCGTCAAGATCTCTTTGCTTATCAATAGCATCATTAATAGCATTTACCAATTCATCATAACCAAGTTTAATTTTTGGTGCTAAATAAGGAAATCTACTTCCTGCCATTACAGTTGGAGTCTGACGAGTATAAAGCCAGCGCTGACTATTTCCATCCTCATCCCATTCAGTAGCAATATAGCCAATAATATCAACTATTTGATTTACCACTTCGTAGCATCGCTTGGGCATACTCGGCGCCAAAATTTCAATTTCACTATCATCCGCAGTTTTTTCTTTTCTTGTTTCAATGTGTGAAATTAAAACAAGACCATAACCTAACATAGTGATTTTTCTTAGACATGATTCAAACTCTTTTTTTGTAAGAGTCCATCCTTGACCCCAGGGTATATCTCGTATTGACTGAACCCCATTTTGACCACATACAAATTGTTCACACATTTCATATGCAATGGTAGTAGTATCAATTGTAATAGTATCATACATTTCACGAGCTTCTGGTTTTTCTAATTGTTTTAAAATTTGACGAAACTCAGACCACTTGTTTACGTCAGCAGCTTTAATTCCATCAATAGCATTATAGCCTTTCTCAAAAGCAATTAAAAGATTTTTGGGAAACCGAGAAGCCATAGTAGTCTTCCCGGTTTTTGGCTTACCATATATAAGTAAATATTTTCCCTTCAAATCTCTTGAGATAACCGTCGGCTCAATTGATAAAATATCAATCATCACGGTCACCTCCTATATTAAAATCCGAGGTCTGTAAAACCATTATTTGTGTTTGCAGCAGGGGCTTTCTTCGACTGCGCCCTAGACATATCTTTTTCCTTCTGCTGCTCAAGTTTTGCCTTTCTATCTGCGAGAGCGTTCTGAATTTCCGCATTATCAAAAGCAAATTCACCCTCAAGCGGTTCCTGTGAACCACCAGTAATAATTAAATCACTTCTATTAATAGTTCTCGTCTTTTCAATTGGCTCACCAAAATCAACCTCTTGAATGGTTGTCTCTGTCGTCGCAGAAAAATCAAGTCTTCCATTAGCTTTTACGGTGTCGCCGACATTCCAATATGTAGAGATAGCGTCAATGACTCCGGCGCTCTGTGCGTACATCGGAACTACATCAACCTTTCCACCATACTGCGGAATAATTGCATCAATTTTATATCTGCCCGTTGGCTCATCATTTTTAATTTCTTCGCTCTTTGCGGCAACAACGAATTCCGCAGTATAAGTTGCCTCTGGTTTACAATCTGACTTATTAATACGATTAACAAAAGACGCATTTACTCTGGGAAAAGAAATAAGCCTACCATCAGCAGAATAATATTCATTCATGCGAATATTACCGCTTGTGATTCTAACTCTATCAGCTCCATCTTCTCCATTTTCAGAAGCTGCAATACTTACATATTCATCGGCTACCTTTTTGATAGATTCATATGCAGGATTGGGCGTTCCTCTATTTGTCAGTTTAGATGCAAACATATGAATAGGAATTGCCAGCTCTTTTTCTTCGCCACTAATTGACTGAGTCACTTTTACAGTAATAGTACCACCAATTGACTCCATCATCTGTCCATTTTTATTAAAATGTCCAGGCTTAATATCAATTTCAGAAAGAATACCTTCAATTTTTACTTTGTTTTCTGCTTGTCTTAACATTAATTTTACCTCGTTTAATTGTTTCTGTTTGTTTAATCTTTTTAAATAATAAATAATGGAGGGTTTATATTAAACCCTCCTATTTAATTACTCGTCGTCGCTCGGAACGAAAGTCTTACCTTCCTCTGTCAGAACAACATAGGTAACGGGCTTCTCGGCACCCTCAACCTCAACCTTTTCTCTCATGGCCAGACCCTTCTTCGTTAGATCTGTTACATTAGCACCAACACTTCTCTCTGTTCTATCGAGAGCCTGCGCCAGCTCAGGGATCGAAACCTTTCCACCATTACCCTTAACGTACTCGAATACTTCATTACTCTTTTCTGTCAGCTTCATAATCTTTTCTCCTTGTTTTTAATAATTTTAATGTTTTAATGTTTTAATATGAAAGTTTGTTTTCACTTAACTTTCTATAAATATTATACTAAATTTTTTTATTAAACTCAAATTTTAACTATTAAATTTTTAGAAAACTAATAATCCAATAACTTTACCATTTGAGAGCTTCATTGATTTCGTACCTTGTGCCCCTTTCGATAGTAGATTTACTTCATTTAAATTAATTTTAATTTGTGCGCTCGATGAAACAACAATAGATTCTCTTTCGATTGTTAAAGGAGTAAAGTCAACTAACTTATCGTTTGAATCTTTTAAAGAATGAATTTTACTTCCTTTAGTGGCTCGACCTGTTACAGCGAAATCTTTTGAGTCAGTTCTTTTGATATATCCCTTTTCACTCACACTTAAATATTCTTTAGTGCTTGGTGGTATTACCTTCGCAGAAACCAATTCGTCTCTTTCATTTAATGTAATACCTTTTACTCCTCTTGCTACACGTCCAATAGAACGTATATTTTTAGTTTCACAAACTACAAACTGACCTCGCGCAGACATCATACCAACACGCTCATCATTAACAAAAAGAATTGACACAATTTCATCGTCATTATCTAAATTTAGAGCTTTTACACCACCTTTACGTTTGATGTTATACTCTGAAAGTTTACTTTTTTTAAGAATACCTTTTTTTGTAAAAAAGATTATGTGTTCTTTTTGATTCTTTTTATTAAGAAAAACAAGTTCTTCAATGCGTTCATTGGTACTCATATCAATAACGCTTTCAATAGGAATAACTTCTTCAAAAGGTAATTCAGAAGCAGTTAAATGGAAACACATTCCATTATTGGAGAATAAAAGTATTGTATCAAGATTAGTTCCTGACGCAGTAGAAATTACATATTCTCCTTTACTCATTTTAAACTTATTACCTACGCCACCACGTCTTTGAGTATACAAAGTAGAAGTTGTAGTTACATAAATGTTATTTTGGTTAGATAGGTTAATAAGTAACTCTTGAATTTCTGTTGGCTCTTCATCTTCTTTTGAAATATTTAAAATTTGAGTACGGCGAGAGTCACCAAATTTGTTAGCAACTTCTCTCCAACCCTTAATGAGTTCGTTATTGAACAATTCCTCATTTCTAATTATATTATAGATAGAATCTCTTTCTTTTTCAAGTTTTATTTTTTCAGATTTTAATTTTTCAACTTCCAAATGAGCAAGTCGAGAAAGTTTCATTTCAAGAATTGCTTTTGTTTGTACTTCGGTAAGTTTGTACTCTGCGGCCAATCGCTCCCGCGCTCTCGACGGAGAGTCAGAAGTTTTAATTATACGGACTACTTCGTCGATGTTCGCAAGACAAATTAACAATCCATCTAATATATGAAGTCTATCTTCAATTTTTCGTAGATCAAATTCATATCCTCTACGATAAATCTCTTTTTCATGGTCAATATGGGCTTGTAACATTTCTTTCCATGTGAATACTTTTGGAAAACGCCCATTATCAAGCATTGTAAAATTAATTCCATAATGAGATTGAAGGGAAGTATTTTTGTAGAGATATTTAAGAACTTTATTTGGGTTTGCTTTTTTAGTAAGATAGATTTTAATTAACGGAGTTTTGCCAGTTAAATCATTAAATCTATCTACTCCTGGATTTTCTTCCCCATTGATTATATTTTCAAGCTCACCACAAATTGTATTTGTATATACCGAATATGGTATTTCAGTTACCACAAAACAATTTTCTTTTTTATCATATTCTACAATACTTCTTAGCTTACAAGCAAAACCAGAGCCTTTTTTCATCGACTCTTTAACTTCATTTTCATTTAATAATACTGCGCCCGTTGCAAAGTCTGGTGCAATATATATATCTTCAAAACTACAATCTGGGTTGAGAAGTAGATATTCTAATTTCTCATTCATTTCTTTTAGATTGTATTGTGGTATAGAACTAGCCATACCAATCCCAATCCCTGTCGAACCGTTGCAGATATTGTAAAATCCTTTGGTCGGTAATACGGCGGGATATTGTTTTGTATTGTCATAGCTATCGCGCCATTCTTCAATTGTATCTTTTTTTATATCTTCAAAAAGAATATTAGAAAGTTTTGATAGGCGGCTTTCTGTATAACGCATCGCGGCCCAATTGCCAGATTCAATTAATGAACCTGCGTTACCTTTTACATCTATAAGAGGATAACGCATAGCAAAGGGTTGACCAGCTCGCATTATAACACCCTCACAAGAGCTATCTCCGTGAATATAGAAATCTGCCATTGCCATACCAACAGCATTTGCAGTTTTCTTATAGGGTTTATCACTTGTAAGTTTATTTAAAAGCATTGAATAAAATATCTGGCGCGCAGATGGTTTAAGACCGTCACGTACATCAACAAGGGCGCGATTTTGTAAAACCGCACCCGAATATTGTATGAAACTATCTTCTATAATTGGTTTTAAATTACTCATTTGTTTCCTCTATAAAATTTATTCTATATTTTTTATGATTATATCTAAAATTATTAAAATCCTTCAAACACTCTTCACATAAACAAACAGGTTCTCCAAACCAAGTTTTATCTATATGATAAGAACCTTGCTCTTCTGAAGTAGGAGCTAAAAAAGCAGGCCCATTAGAAGTTTGTCTTCCACATCTATCACACAATTTAATATACATTATTCTCTCACCTTACTGAAGTCTACTTTCTTTGATTATTGGCTTAAGTTTACTCATCTATTTCTCCTATATATTTTTTAAAGACGTCATTATAACATCCACGATTATGAAAGGCTCTTTTCATAAAACAAAGTGCAATACCTTTTTCCGCATCGAAAGGTTCATTATCTTGACATTTTACTTTGGTTTTTGTGCCATCGACCCACTTAATAACAACGACACCTTTATCTTCATTGAGATAAATATTTTCAACTCCACCTGTTGGTTTAGGCGGCGCGCCAACTATTTTTGCAGAAGTAATTTCTCTAATATAAACTCCCGCAGGAAGCTCTTTTGGAGAAACATTATCTTCAATAACAGTTATAGAATTATCATAACGAGTTCTGTTATCGGCTACAATATCGTATACTCCACCCTTGATAAGGTCAAATTGAGTTTGATAATAATAAACTTTGTTAGAGTAACTATTTGTAAATTTTACTTTAATAATTTTCATTTCAATTCTCCTTTCATTCTCTTAAATATATTATATATTAAAAATGAAAAAAAGTAAAATTTTATTCTCTTATTTTACTAAAATCAACCTTATTCATAATAAAACTTCTTCTTGGCTCTACATCTTCACCCATTAATGAATAAAGCAAATCAACAGCTTTATTATTATATTCTAACACATCCATTCTCTGATGTTCCGCACTAAACATCGAAGCCTGCGCAGTCTCCGCTGGAAGTTCACCAAGTCCTTTAGCTCTTGTGACTTCTCCCTTTACTTTACTTCTAACCTTATTGAATTCATCGTCAGTAAAGTAATAATCTTCTTTACCTTTATTATTAACGATATAAAGTGGCGATCTAAGCCAACATAGGCGTCCTTCTTCAATAAACTCTGGCGCCAAATACTGTAATGCTGCCATTATAAGAAGTGCAATGTGAGCGCCATCGCTATCAGCATCAACACAAATACCAATCTTTCCATAGCGTAATTTAGAAGAATTATATTTACCTGGTATTATGTTCATAGCACTAAGTAAAAGTTTAATCTCTTCATTATTAAAAATTTTTTCTTCGGGATTAGAAAGACAATTAATAATCTTTCCTCTTATAGCAAGCAACCCATATTTAGTATAATCGCGCGCTTGTGCCATACCACCCATAGCAGAATTACCTTCTACAATTAAAAGTGTAGCGTTCTGTCCGAGAAATTCTGCGTCTTTCAATTTATCTGAAGCAAACACTTTTTTCTTTTGATTCTTTTCAATTTCCTTTGATGCTTCAAGGACTTGCTTCCGCGCCCTCTCTGCAGCTCGTTCAGCCTTAAGTTCTTTAGTAAGCAAGTCAAATATAGATTCAAATTCTGTCACATGACGCCTGCTAAAATCATCCAACATCTGACCTGCCGCCCTTTGCGAAAGACCCCTAAGTTCAGGATTATTAACTTTAGTTTTTGTCTGATTTGCAAACGATGGGTTGGGAACCTTGCAGTTTACTACATAAAACAATCCAGATCTTGCTATTTCTGGAGTAAATTCTCCTTTAAATTTCTTTTTAAAGAAATTAGTAATTGCAGTTTTAACACCAGTCAATGACGTGCCGCCCTCTGGATTAGCAAGTCCATTAGTAAATACATACCAATGTTCATTACGGTCGGCTGCCCACTGCATAGCAACCTCACATTCAATTCCATCTTCTTCTACTGAAATATAAAGTGGAGTTTTGTGAATTGGTTTTTTAATTGAGTCTTTAAGAAAATCTACAATTCCATTTTTAGAATAATATTCGACTTTCTCTTTTGTAATGTGATTGATAAGTTTAAACTTAACTCCTTTAGTAAGATATGCCCAATTACGGCACATTTCTTTTAATTCGTCAAAGTCAATATTAATTTTTTCCAAATTATAAACTTCAGCCGATGGAATAAAAGATACAACTGTACCATCTTTATGGGTTGTGTTTTTAGTTATTTTGAAAGATTCTTTAATTCCATCCTTCAAAATAAGTATAGCATGTTGTCCATCTCTATATGAATCTGCACGAAAATAAGAAGAAGATAAAGCCACGCCCTTACTTCCTATGCCATTCATTCCAGCCACATTTTGATAAATTTTTTCATTAAACTTACCACCAGTATGGGACATGGTGTATACTGCTTCAAGTGCTTCTGTCCCATCTTCTCGCTTTCCAAAAGGAACCCCTCGCGCCTCATCAGTAACAGTGACCTTATTATCTTTATCTAATTCAACTACAATAAGATCACCATATCCCATTGTAGCTTCATCAATAGAATTGGTAATAATTTCTCTTACACATTGTAATACACCTTGATTATCTGCGCTGCCCATGTACATAGCAACTCGCTCACGAACAGCGTCACGAAAACTCAAGGTTTCAATATCTTTAGCTGTATAACTCATTAATCTAAATCCTCTTCTATAATTTTAATTCCGCTCGTACAAACCAAGTTTATTTCAACCTGTGTAACTATTCCTTCGTTTTTACCTCTAATAATCTGTGTTTTACACGTTTCAACTAAAGAGTCTTCTGGCATTTGATAGGTTACTTTTTTACCATCATAATTATTAATAACTACTGTAATAAAATTATTATTCATTTGATTCTCCTACATTTACATTGGGTGGTACATATTTAGTAGCTGGGCGCCAACGCCATCCATTGTTATCCCATACTAAAAAATAAGTTTGATGGAATTGTTCTGTAAAATATACATCTAATACAGTTTGAATTTCACCAGTATCAATTCTTTTAACTTTAAACATCAATACATCCTTTTACGAATTTTATCCATACACTTGTCACAAAGAGTATATACCCAGCCGCCATCGTCAATCATCTCCGCTGGCGCGCCACAAAGCATACAAGTATGTGCAGACATTTCTTCATATTTATTTATAATATCACCAATTTTCGCACCGATTGGCCAGCCTGCGTCATACCATCTGAGCGTACCATATTTTTCTTTTATATCCATTATTCTATAGTCATGAACATAATTAAATTTTTTAAGTTCACCATAGATTTCTTGACACATCTGTTCACCAAAGGCTTTTCTCCAACCATCGGGCATATAATCAAGTTCGGTCCATTCATATACATCAGAAATTGGCTTATCAGTCCATCTACTTCTTACCATAAGAAAAGGATATTTTTTAATTAGCTTTTTATTTTTAAGTTTGGTTCGTTTCTTTTTCTTTATATATTTATTCATGCTATTTCTCCTTTCTATTATTTCTATATTTAGTATAACAAGTTTTTTAAGAAAAATCAAATTTAAAAAGCGATTATTCATTTTTACAACTTATTAATAAGAAGTTTTATAGGAGGGATAAAACCATGACAATTAAAGATATAGTAGATTATGTAATGTATACTCGTCACAATACAAATCGTGCAGTTTTAACAAGTATGTTGAAAACATTAGTTGAGGAAGGCGGTGACGAGGGGCCAGTTTATTATGACGGTGGTAATGTTGAAGGATATGATCCAGAAGAATAAAATAAAAGAGGTCAATTAAGACCTCTTTTTATTTTATTCCCAGTTTGTAATTTTAGTTTTCTTTTTCTTCTTTGGTGGCATCTTTGCCCAAATTAGAAAATCTCTGGCGCGAGTTGCTGAAACATAGCACAGGCGCGCCTCTTCGTCATTGTATGCTCTTATATTAAATGAAAGTACACATGGTGCTTCTAAACCTTTTGCACTGTGTGCAGTTAATACTTTAATCGTATCTTCTTTCATTTTTTCTTCTATTTGAGAATTATTTAAATCAGCTTGTCTAAATGTATCTGCTGGTATATCTTTTTTTGTTAACAAAGTTATAAATAATTCTATATCTGCATTTGTTCTGCATATAATACACCAATCTCCCCATTTGGTATTTAATCTTTCTTTATTAGCAATCAGCGAGTCAATAGCTTCGGATGGTGTATAATTACCTTCTAATACTTGATAAGTAGAATTATCTTCTACCTCTCTCATCGCGATTGATTCGTCTTCATATGCAGGTCCTAATCTATATAGAAACTTTTTTGCAAAACGTAGAATTGACGGAAGATTACGATAATTTTGTTTCATATAATATGTAGTTACATTTTCTTTGTTCATTAGTCTAATTAATTCTTTTGGACAAGCATTATTAAAACCGTATATACTTTGTCTAATATCACCACAATACATAAAATTATCTGGATTAATCAACTCAAAAAATTCAAATTGTTCAAGTGTACTATCTTGAGCTTCATCTACTAACAAATGTTCAACGTGTTTAATACATTGTGGATTTTCTTTAATCTCTTCAAATAAATCATCGAATCGTTCTTGCTGAATTATATCAGTTGTATCTATTGCATTGCCACGAAGTAAATAATTACAATATGAATGAACTGTTCCAATAAATAACCCATTTGGATGATCAAGCCTATCATACATAACTGATGCAGCATTATTTGTAAAAGTAATTGCTACGATTTTAGAAGGGTCTACTCCTTGTTCAAGTAAGTAACGAATACGTTCTACAATTACTGCACTTTTACCACTGGCCGCAGCGCTCATAACTATAACTTTTGATTTGTCTGTCTTAATAATTTGTTTTTGAATATTGTTTAGTTCCATTTTTACTCCTCGTGGTCTACTGTCGTAGCCACCTTTTATTTATTTTTAACTCCACTTACAGAATTTAATCCATAATTTTTAGAATCATAAAAGTCTATATAAAACGATTCTCTTTCTTTTAATTTATCTTTTTCAACTTCTTCTACAACCTCAAAAGTAAAATTTTCAACCCCATCTTCTGCCATTACTCGATGCAATTGAGAAGAAGCTAAAGTACCTACGCCGAGGGCGCTTTTGCAGTGTTCTGCCCATCTGGTACTTATATTTACAGCTTGTCCTATATAAATCTCTCCAGTTTTTAAACGAGTAATCTTATAGACTCCACTACCTTCTATACCTGCGCGCTTTCTAAGTTCAGCAAGTGGTTTTTGGTAGTATCCAGTCCAAATTACTTTATTAATTGCTTCTGGGTGACGTAAACGTGGTGTTATAGACTTAAGAATTTCTATATCCTTTTTATCTTCTCCATTTAATTGAATACGATAAAAATCTTGTTGTTCTTCAATTTGTTTAGCTCGTAAAATTTCTTCATTGATAGCGGCGCGCTTTCTACGTTCTACTTCTAATTTAGCTTTAATTTCTTCAATTTGATTTTTTAATACGTCCTCAGTACGTTTTAATTGTTCTTGAAGTTCAGCACTTGCTTTTTTCATAGAATTATTATGTTCTTCTATTGCTTTAGCATTTTCTAATCGCTTACGCTGTTCGTATTCTGCGGCGGCGCTATCAATTTCTTTAATCTTTCCTTCTCTATATAAGTCAAGATCTTGATTAACTTCTTTATATCGCTTTTCTTTTTCTTTCAAATTTTCTTCAAGAAAATCAACCTTGTCTTTAAAAGTCTTTTCCAGGTCCTCGCGCTTAATACGTAGTTTATCTTCTAAATTTTTCTCTTCATCACTCCATTCTTTTTTAAAATATTCTTTTATTTCTTTTTTCTTTAAGTTTTCTAATGTAACTTTTTCATAGGATAGTTTTTGTACACGTTTAATTTCCTTTCTATAAATAATAATTAATATTATAATAATAAGAACACTTAAAAAAAGAGAAGCAAATAGAATATTATAAATCATATTTACTCTCCTTATATATATTTTTTTCTTTTCTCTTTCTATTATAGTATATCAAATTTTCAAGCCCTTTGTCAAATTTTTTTAAAGCGTTGATAATCTTGGTCATTTTTCCAACGAGTATTTGCGCGGAACCGAGGTTGAAATAGATCGGCCGCGGAATACAAATGGTCGAGTTCCCAATAAGGAATTATATATAGTGGTATATCATTGGCGAGACAATAACTTATTTTTCGTCTATCTCTTTCTTTGGCGCTTTCAAACTCTGTGCGAGTGCGATAAAATTTTTTAATAAATTGATAGTGTTGTTCTCCATTATATTCTAAAAGAGCTTTTTCATTGTATCTATAAATGTAAAAATCAAAACGATAAAGTCCTTGTTTTAAGTCGCTAAACCTTTTCTCTCTTTCAAATCTATACTGACTTTTTTGCAGTAAAGTAATAATTTTTTCTTCACTTTTGCTCATAATTCTCACCTCTTCTAAAAAGTGGAGTTTTATTAGTTTAACTTCACTTATTAAAGAGGAGATTTATCTTATAATATGACAGTGGAGGCGTAATATAATAATGGAACAATTTAGTAGTATAATTCAAGCTGGCGCGGTAGGATTATTAATTATCTTTGCTGGCATGATTAAGATTCCTCCTATACAGCTTAATTTTTGGGGCTGGTTAGGAAAAATAGTAGGGAGATCTATAAATGGAGAAGTGTTAGAAAGGGTCAATAAATTGACCGCTGATTTTGAAGAACTTAAAGAAAGAGAAGAATTAAATGAAGCTAAAAGAGCAAGACAGCACGTGTTGCGTTTTAATGATGAGATTCTTTGCAATCAAAGACATACAAAGGAACACTTCGATGAAATTTTAGAAGATATAGATATATATGAAAAATATTGTAATCAACATGAAGACTATGAAAATAATCGAGCTGAGTTAGCAATTAGTACAATAGAAGAAGTCTATAAAGAATGTTTACAAACGCATGATTTTTTAACTCAGACTCGAAAAAAAGATTAGGAAGATAAGGAGTTAAAGGAGGAAACGTATGGCATCTAAAGTATATCATGGTACTTGTGCTACTACAGCAGCTACTCAAGTTAAAGTAGTAAAAATTAATAATGAGCAGGTTTTACAAGAGAATTTCAGCTTTGAAATTGGAGATTTGTTAGTAGTATATTTTCAGTATACCAACGAAGCAGAAAATCCTCGTATTGCTATATATAATGATGATACCGATCAAGAGGTTAGCACTAGTAATGACAATGGAAAAGCTATTAAAACAAAAAGTGTAGAAGCAGATGCTATTGTTGGTGCCTGGGACAATGGAGAAACAGTAATTTTTGCTTATACTGCAAATATTAATAATGATAATAATTATTATTGGGAATTAATTAATGGCGCGCCATCAACAACAAGTATATATGGGGTAACCAAGCTGTTTGGAACTAACAGTACAATTATTTCTGACTGGTTACATAGCGAGTTAACAGAAGAAGATTTTAAAACTTCTTTAACTCCAGGAATATTAAAGAAATTTTATAATTTATTAATTAGTGATGAAGAAGAGGGTGGATTAACACCCACAATAAAGTTAACGTGGTTTCCTAGTATAGATACTGGAACCATGGAAGAATTGGGAACTTTATCTTTAACAACCTCAAAGGAAGATGGGATTAAGATAAATTTTCCATTAACAGAATTTATTAAGAATAAACTGCATACTTCTGATCTAACCAATGATGGTGAATATGCTGGAGATGGATATAAATTTATTTCAAATGCTACTACAAAAGGAACGAGCTTTTATTATAAAGATGGTTCAGATGTTTTTAGATATATGAGTCCTTATAATGATAATGGGCAGTTTTCAATAAGAGCTAAAAGTAGTCTTTGGTTAGGCGGTCTTGGAGAAGAGGGAGAATTTAGAGGAACATATATAGATGGAATAAGAAATACAGCGGGCGAAATGACAGGAAAAGGATTGCTTACTGTATATGGAGACATTGTAACAAAAGAAGTAGCTGGTAGCAAAGGAACTATTACATCAGCAGGAAACATTAAAGAAAATGGTAGTTGGTTAAAAGATAAATATAGTGCAAAGTTAGTTGTTGAATCAAGGATTTGTAAAGGTATTAGTATTGCAAAAAATTCTTCTACTACTCATTTATATGTAGGTAAAAAAGCATTGGCCAAAGATGGTTATAAACCTATTGGTATAGTTGGTTTTAATTTAGATTATAATCGTAGCAATTATAAAAATGATGCAACAGGATGTTTCCTATGGGAATGTCATTTAGTAAATGGAGGTACTGAAATACAATATGCAATTCGTAATACTAAAAATGTAAATGTTGTAATTAACGCTACTTTTAAGGTATTATATGTAAAAGATATATAATTAGGAGATTAACGGAGATGAAAGGAGATTTTACTGGTTTTAGTTTTGACGGTATTCATTGTTCCACTCTTAATCTTGTAAGAGTCGCCAATGGAGATAGATATGATGAAGAGCTTTTTCCAGAAATTGAAGACAAAACAAACGAAATAGTTGGTGGAGACGGTGAAAACTATTATGAAAGTAGTTTTAGAACAAAAACTTTTTCTTTATCAGTAGCTTTTGATTCAGTAACAGAAACTCAATTTAGAATGATTCGCAAAATATTTGGTACAAAGAAAATTTGTGAATTAATTTTTGATGAACGGCCGTATAAAGTTTATTCAGTTAAACTTGCTAAGCCAATTGAGTTGAATTACATCTGTTTTGATGAGCATAAGCGTCATGAAGGTGACACAATTGAAGGCGGTGGAATACGTTATATAGATAAAGAGGGTGAAAGAGTTAAAGAAGATATTACACCATGGGTATACGAATATGATGAGAGCGGCCGCCCGATAACAGAGCGCATATATAAAGGAGAAGGTACGATTGAGTTTGTAGCTTATTATCCATTCGCGCGCCAGTTATATAAAGTGTTAGATTTATATGAAGACAGTGAAAAGTTCATTACTACTTATGATAATGTTGACGAGTGGGCTGATTCGAGCAGGTTGCTTACACAAGATACTTTTAATAGGTATAATATAGATAAAACAATAAAAACAACTACTTCTGGACAATATAACTTAGAAATTCCGGTATATAATCCAGGAGATTTAAATGTTGGATTTTATTTATATATTCCTTTTGTTAATAATACTATTAAACCAAATACTGGGGATTATGTAGTGGTTTATGGCGATGAAAACGGATTGATTTTAGATACCATAAATAAAAAAGGAGAAGATACAGGAATTATTATTAATACTGTTAATCATTTAATTGAAGGTGTAAGATATGATCCACTAGTTGAAAGGATTGATTTTAGAAATAAAACTTGGGAAATTACACATAATATATATAATGAACATATAAAAAAGGGAGATTTTCCTAAAATATTAAGAAGTGATCTATTTTTAGATGACTCTCAATATAAACAAGCGGTTTATTTAAATTGTTTAGTGAATGAAGGAGATGAAAAATTAATACAAATAAACTATGATTATTTGTATTTTTAGGAGGAAGAAGGAGTAATGAGTGAGGCAATTAGAAAACCATATGAACTTTCTGTATGGACTGAAGCTTTAGAAGCTTCACCTAGTGATACAAGTCAAACTTATTATAAAGAGAAGAAAATAGCCGTAATTGGTTCAGATAAAATGACTTCTCCAAATCGTGCTTTTAATTTAGTTTTATTGGAAAAAGTAAACGGAGAGAAAAATTTAACATTTAATCTGCGACAAAAATATTATGATCCTGTTTTTAATCGCGAAGTAGAAAATCCATTTACTAAGCTTTTAGTCAACGAAGGTAAAATTAAGTTATATTTTAATGATACTTGGTATGATTTTGTAATAAAAGAAAGTGAAGAAACATCTGAAGAATATGTTTTTTCTTATACGGCAGAAGATCTTTTTGCCTTAGAGTTGGGTAAAGTTGGTTATAATATTACTTTTAATAAAGAATTAAATAATAATCAAGGTACTATAACTGAGTTAGCTGAAAAAACATTAGAGTATACTGATTGGACAGTAGATAAAAATGATTCAGATTTACTTAAACAAAAAATTAAAGAGCCGCTATATGAGTGTGTTGTTACTCAGGTAGCGGCTAATTTGCGTATTTTAAATGTAGATACAAATGAAGAACTAGAAGAAGGTGATTTAGAAGTAGGTGAAACTATTTATATTTTTTACAGTTATATAAATGGAAAAAGAAATAAATTTATTCAATTTATTCGAGAAAAAGACAGCGATAAATTTGAATATGATAGTGAAAAAATAATAACAGCTACTAATTATCGAATTATTTCTGATGTAACTTTTGAAGAGGTAGAAGAAGAACCAGTAGCAATAAAATTGGGTGACACAGAAATTATTTCTATAGGAGAAATATATTCAAAAAACCAAGCATATCGACTTGTATACGATCAGTTGACCACATTAGACCCAGTAATGCAAAAAACTGTAAAGATATATAGAATAGATTATGATGATGGTATTTCTCAAGATATATATAGTTATACAGATTATCAATATATAACCTCTAATGTAGTTACTTCTTTTATAACAATGGGAACAGATTTTTCTATCTTAGATAACGGAGATATACAGGGTTGGAGCGCGGCAGTACCTTCTTCTAAAAAACAAGATTCAAAAAGTGTATTATCCCCATTAAGTATTGCAACATACCCTAAAATACAAGATTTAACAGATTTAAGTAGAATAAGTAACTTTGCCACAATAAAAAGTTATTTAGAGATAAAATTTGCAGCAGCATATAATAGAGCCAATAGGACAGATGCTTATTTTAATAGTGGTATAATGGACAATGCTTCTATTCTAAATCATATAGCTGCTGGAGAAAAATTTGTTCTTCGTTTAAAATACGGTTATGCAGATAGTCAACATGGCACTATTAAAGCATATACTGCTACCGCAGCAAAAAAGGGATTGCGCGCGTTGGTAGCAAAATATAATCAAAAAGAAATAACTTTTATAAATTCTGATGGAGACGCAGAGACTCTCTATGGATATGAAATTGTTTCTGGTTCAGCTATTTTAGATTTTACTTCAACTTTTAGTAAGCTAAATAGTTATGTAGAAGGTGGTACATTTAATTCTGATAAGACTACATATACAATAGATAATATTGTTCAGACTCCGTCTACTAAATATTGTTATAAACAAGAAGGTGATAATACTGAATACATATGGGACGTTGAAAGCAATAAGTATGTAGAAAAAACAAGCAGTTTTTTAGATTACTATGTAACAACAGCAGTAGCTAAGACATCTTTTTCTTCTGATATGTTATCAGATCCTAATACTAATATAGGATTATTTTTATACACAGAAGATAGTGCTTTAGTAAATAAATATATTTATGTAGAAGATATTCAGCTTACTAGATATTATATTGATAATAATGATAAAATAGTTACTATTGGTAATATACCAGAATCTAAGTCAATAGAAACTCAATATTATTATTTAAAACCAGATACGAAATTAAAAAGTGAATCAGTTAATGTATATAGTGATTTAGATTATCTTGCTTCAGAAGTTGGTATTGATAGTAAAAAAATCTATCCTGTTTATAATGAAAATTGCGAAAAAATATTATCAATTGAGGAAGCACAATCAAATTGTTTTAATATATTACAAAGTTTATGTGAAACTTTTGAATGTTGGTTAAAATTCAACGTGGCGCGTAACGAAGACGGTTCTTTAAAATTAGATTACCATGGTAAACCTATTAAGAAGGTTTCTTTTAAAGAATATGTTGGAAAAGATAATTTTGCTGGGTTTAAATACGGAATAAATTTAAATTCTATCAAAAGAACAATTGATAGTAATGAATTTGTTACAAAATTAATTGTTGAAAATGTAACTAATGATAGTATAGATGAAGGATATTTAAGTATACAAGATGCTGTATCAAATTATAGTAAAGAAGCATATATTTTAAATTTTTCTCATTACTTAAATACAAAATTAATTCCAGATGAAGAATCTTGTAATGAAGATTTACAGAAGTTTTACGATGAAGTAAGAAAATTAAATATAAAAATCTTTGAAGCTCAAAAGAAAAAGGTAAAATTAGATGAGGCTTTAATAGAAAACAGGTCTAATATTACTACTTTAGAAAGCTTAGTTGAAGAGGCTAAGTCAACTTATACAGAAGCTTTAACAACTTTTAAAAAGTCTACAGGAATGTCTTATAAAACATATGTAGATAAAAGTAAGACTGACCATAGTAGCGTAACTGATTTACTTGAAATAGATAGTGTTGTAGATATTATTGCGGATATTTATACAGCCTCTGTAACAATTGATAATTACTCTGGTATTGTAAGTAATTTAAAAAAGGAGTATAAAAATTTACAATTACAAGGTTATGGCGCAAAAGAATATGGTATTACTATTACAACCATGCCAGACCCAACAAATAACAATGCTTACACTACTCAACTAACCATTGATGATTATATAGATGGATTAGATTTTACTCTTTATAATAATGCAACACCAGTATATAAAGAAGATTTTATTAGTACATTGAATGAACGAGTTTTTACTGCAACCGTTGATAGCAGAAATCCTTTTGTTCGCTGTGTTTTAAATAGATTGCCAAGTGGTTATGAATTAGAATATTATGACGATGGAATATCTCATAAAATTAATTCAACAAGATATATAGATTTAAAAATTTATGATCCATCAAAAGCTGGTTCTGCAATTAAAAAGTATAAATTAGTTCCATCGTCTTCAACTGTAAAAAAGTATCCAAATTTAGATAAAATAATAGAAGATTCTACGCAGGCTAAAAAAGATTTAGAAAAAGCTTTTTATCAAAAATATAGCCGCTTTATTCAAGAAGGAACATGGACTTCAAATGATCATATAGATTCAAATTTATATTATTTGGATGCTTTACAAGTCAGCAGGACGTCTGCACAACCTAAGGTTACTTATGATATAGAAGTAAGTGAAATTAGTGAATTAAAAGATTATGGAAATTATTATTTCAATATTGGAGATCATACATATATAGAAGACATAAATTTCTTTGGATATGAAACTACAACCGAAGGAGATGGAAAAACTTATACCACTCCGATACAAGAAGAGGTTGTTATATCTGAAATTAGTTGGCATTTAGATGAGCCAGATAAAAATACTGTGACTGTTCAAAACTATAAAACGCAGTTTGAAGATTTATTTCAACGTATAAGCGCGACAGTTCAAACGGTACAATACAACGAGAAAACATATCCAAAAACTTCTGCAATTTTAGAAAGGAATGGATTGATTAATCAAGATTTATTATTACAGTCTTGGAATAATACTGATAGAGATGGCTATCAATTAACTAACAATGGAGCTGTCAAAACCGATTCTACTGGTATACTTATTCAAGATTTGACAAAAGCTTCTAATTTAGTTAAAATAAATAGTAGGGGAATAGATATTTCTTCAGATGGCGGCGATGAATGGGTTAATGTGCTAAATGGCAAAGGAGTTAATGCTGATACATTAAATACTGGTACAATCAATACTCAAAATATTTGGTTAATGGATGGTAAAAATCCTAGCTTTAGATGGGATAAATCTGGAATTAGTGCATATGGCTTTAATGAAAACCAAGAAGAAGAAGAGCTTTATGATTTTGGAACGTATGTAAGACTTGATAAGTATGGATTATATGGTGTAAAAGATGGAGAAAGTTATATAGCCACATCTTTAGATAATGTTAAAGAAAAAGCTAGTTTTGGATTAACTTGGGATGGTTTTTTTATAAAAAATTCTTACACGAATGGTTATGTGTCTATTAGTTCTACGGATGATTTCCAGATAGTAACTTCTGATATGACTCAAGACTTGCCAATGGCAATAGAAATTGTAGAGTTTGATAGCGGACCATACATAGAAGATCCAGAAGATACCTCACCAATTAGAATTTCGCTGCCGCGCGAGGATGCAAAGGTCGTAAAAGTTTTAAATGAGGATGGAAGTCAGCTTGAAGATTATTCTGTTGAAAATGGTATTATTTCTTCTGAATATTTTGAATATAATAGAGTATATACTATTCAATATTTTTTACCACTTAACTTTATAGATTTAAGTAACTACGATGGTATTGTAGGGGTTAATGATGTTTTAGTTAATGGAATTGAATATACAAACTATTCTTTTAATAAGAAAAATAATCTCTTAACTTTTGACGAAGAGTTGTCTTCTGGGGATATAGTAACTATTAACTATGAAGTAGAGCGCATTAAAATTGGTGCTACAGAATTTACGAGTGGAATTCCATCTAAATATGGTATTGAAATTAGAAATGCTTTAGGTGAAACTGTTTTTGAATCAAATGATGAAGGAAACTTAACAATAACTGGCACTATTAATGCAACAGACGGAGTATTTAATGGAACTGTTTATGCTCAAGATGGTGAGTTTACTGGACACATACAAGCAACCTCTGGTGATTTTCCAGGAAGGGTTACTGTTGGTGGAGAAAATAGTAACTATATAACAATTAACGGAGAAGAAAAGATACCCTTTATAGCATCAAGAGATTATATTGAAAATGAACAACAAGGTTGGGTCATTAACGGAGATGGCAATGCAATTTTTAACAACGTTGGAGTGCGCGGAGCTATTAAAACTTCTGTCTTTGAAAAGGGTGAAATACAAACCGTAGGTGGAGCTTTTCTTTTTAGACCAAGTGATACTATAGAAAAAGCAGAGTTAAGAGAAAATGGAAGTGAAACAGATTTAGTTTTAACTATGAAGCAAGGCGGCCAATTTAATAAGGGTGATCTATGTAAATTAGGCGAAGCGGAGAATTTAGAAGGTGGATTACAAGCTATTTATGAGGTTAGTGAAGTTTTCGATGAAGGAAAAATTATTGTTTTAAAGGGTGCAGGAGAAATTTTTAAAAGCGGGAGCTAAAAAATGGATGGTAAATTTTTAATTACTTATAATGAGAATGGATTATATAGTTTTTATTCAGATGATAATGCTGAATATACTATAAACTTATCTACTTTTGGTACAAAAATAGTTGCAGAAGAAATCTGGGAGAGCGATTATCCTGAATATTATGTAAGAGATATAGTAGATTCTAACTTAAAATTGAAAGATTTTGTTTTTAAGGGATTTTCAGAGAGTAGCAAAACCTTTGAGTTAGAAATAGAAGACTATATTATTTCATATTCTTCTGAAAATTCTTTTGCAACCATAGGTTCTAAAAAAATAGATTATGAGTTTTTTATTAGCGATGGTAATGCTAGGATTGTTATTAATGGACCAGTTGAAGAAAATATTCAAGTACAGTTGGGATATTACTGTGCTTTACCGATTATAGAGGGTCAAAGCTATGAGTTAACTATTAATAATGAAACGTTAACTGAGCAATGTAAACTGAAAAATAATACATTATATTTTGGAGATTATGTATATTTTTTAGATGAAAATGAGGAGGTTGAGCCTGAAGAACCAGAGAGTGAAACAATAACAATTGATAGTAATTTATATAGCTCAATTGATAGTTACGTAACTTTTTCTTCAGAAAATGAAACTAAATATAAAATAGTTTTTTATAAGAGTGGAGAAACTGAAAAAAGTTACTTAATTTACTCAAAACAATTGATTAATGCAGAAACTGGAGCTGCATCAGCTTATGTAGGTAATCTTGATATATATGGTGGAGGAGAAGACACTGGAGAACCATTTTTTATAATAACCAATCAAGTAGAAGAAGGGTATGAATCTTTTATTTATGTTAGAGAGAGTGGTTCTTATATTTTAAAGATAGAATTATATGCTTTAAATGAAGTTCCTGCACTTGCTGGCGCCGCGCTTGTAAGTTTTGGGAAAAAAGTGGTAGATGGTGGAATAGAAAGCATAGAGAATAACTACGGCATTGGAATTAATAGTAGTGATCAGAACTTAACTTTACCACAAAAAGCAATTAGCTTATTTGAAACAGAGCTTTTTAAGACTGGCGCCAATGAAGATAAAATTAAATTTAATTATCGAGGAATTTTAGGAACCCTGCCGCGCTTATCATCAGATAAGGTGTCAGATCTATATAATAATTATATGGAAGGCACTCAAGGTATTTATACAGATAACATTTATATAGGAGATAAAAATCAATTTTTATCTTTTTATACTAAAAATGGTGGCAAAGAATTAAATATTCAAGCTAATAGACTTCTGTTTAATGCGGGTGGTTCTTATACAGATGTTGCTGAGATAGAGAAAGCTGTTGACTCTAAAGATTGGCTTTCTTATAGGGAAACTGAAGATGAAAGCGTGATAGAGGGAAAAACATATTATATAAAGAGTATAGTTCCGGTAGGAGAGAATTTGTTAATTTATCCTTATAATGATACAGCTCTTTCCCCAAAAACAATGTCTGGAATTACTTATGTTGATAATGGAGATTTAACTATCACTGCGAACGGAACTTCAAATAAAGATGGTAGTGATTTCAAATGTAGTGGTAGAAAACCTGAAGATATGCCTGAGTTAATTTTACCGAATGGTACTTATTGGGTTGATGGAAATCCTATAGCTGGAACAGATAATAATAATTATACTACGCGTATAAATGTAGGAGTTACCAAAAATAATAAATGGTCTACATTAGTATATGATTATACAGAAGGTACAGGAGTTCAGTTTGAAGTAAATGGTGATGATTTTAGAACTGATTCTGCTAAGGTATCTGTGCAGGCAGCTGTAAAAAATTGGACAACAGTGAATAATGTTGTTTTTAGACCAAGAGTTCGAGTTGTTGATATTATATATAATGAAGTAACTAATATTGAGCCTGGTGTCAATCCGTCTGAAGAAGGATGGTATGAATTGAAGAATGGTTCTTCTTCTATTTCTAATTATGTATCTACTCATTTAGAGATGAAGTCTGATGGATTGTATGTTACCAAGAGTGATAGTGGATATAAGTTGAAGTTAGATGATTTAGGAGCTTATATTATAGATCCATCTGGAATTGATATGGCTACTTACTCGACTACAGTTACAATTGGAAATGAAAAATTACGAAATGTTTTTATTGATGAGGATTCGGTTGATATTCGTGATGCTAAAAAAGTTTTGGCATCTTTTGGAGAAACCTCAATCATAGGAGAAAAAGATGCGCATAGAGTAGAAATTTCAAGCTTATCTACTAAATTTTTTGATATAAATGGTTCTTTAATAGCAGAGCTTGCTCAAGGAGGCTCAACTGGACTAAAGTTTATAGAACAAGAATTAACAACCGGTGAAGTATTAGACGACGTAAATGGAGTTACATTCGATCTTTCAAATACCCCAATAGGCAATAATGGCCACGGTCTTATAGTGGATGTAAATATATGCGAGGATCATGCTCGAATCTGGTTTGAGTCTTGGACGAGAGGGCAGGTTAAAACTCTGACGCGTAACAATATAACGGCTGTATTGGATTCGTCGGAAAACACAGTAAAACTCACATACTCCGGGACGAAGCAAAGCATAGCGCGCAAAGAAACATCCTCGGCCGGAAGCTCTTTCACTCATACATTGGAGCATAACCCGGCCTCAAATTCGACGGCTATAATCACGCTGAGAAATACGAAATATGGATCGGTCTGGTATAGATTCCGGAATGTCGACCTGACGCAGGATGTATCAGACTATTACGGACAGTTCCGGTTCACATATACTGCCGCTACAAGAACATTTACAGCCGTGAACGATCAGGGAACATCGTGCTACATCGAGATTGATTACGTGGCAGAAGCGAGTGTTATCGGAGCTGATTCATATATACGATATACAATGATAGGCGCTACTCCATATTATACTTTTGGAGATAGAACCGAAATGGACGCGAATCAGTCTCCGTACGCTCGAGGCGCAAGGTCGTTTGCGGCAGGATTAGGACTCGTCGCAGAATCAGAGAATCAGGCCGTATTTGGCCAGTATAACGACAACGATTCAAACAATCTTCTGGAGATCGGAAATGGCACATCAGATACAGACCGATCTAATGCTTTTGCCGTAGATCGGTATGGAAATGTTGAGTTGGCCAGGGCCAAGGTCACCAGCCTTTCGGCCAGCGATAATGTCACGGCTTCTTATCTGTCCGCGCTCTATGACGGTAAATCTGTAGAGCTAGTAGTTAGTTCTGGTGGGACGTATCGTGGTGTATATATTCCGGATGTAGGTTGGATGATATATTATGATGGTACGAACACTCGAATTAAAAATCTTGCTGTAGATACCGATCCCTGCACCATCGCAAGTGGGTGGGCAAATTACACATCGGGGCAGAAACCCCTTTGTCGTAAACAGGGAAATGTTGTGACGTTCCTGTGGCAATGCAAGCCAACATCATCCAAAACAATTGATACAACAAGAACAACAGTATGCACTATACCGGAAAAATATCGGCCGCCAAGAATGGTTTCAACACTTCAGCAAGGTACAGGAACACGTGTGTTTGAGATGAGTGTGCAGACAAATGGTGAGGTACAGGTAGCTCGGTTGAGGAATATGAACAGCACAAGTTATGATACAGCGGACAGCTCATTCTGGTTTCCGCTTTATGCGACATGGATAGTGGAGTGATAAGTTAAAAATTATTAATAGTAAAGGAGGATTATATGTCAAAATTTTTAGATGATACCGGGTTGGCACATTTTTGGGGAAAAATTAAAACTTATGTTGCTAATTCTCAATTACAATGGACAAAAGATTATACTACTACTAATAATAATGGTGTAATACAAAATGATCCAACAAACATTGCTAGTGGAGACAAAGCAGGTTCTCCAACTGGATATGCTTATGCTTCTGGATATAATACACAAGCATATGGCGCTCATTCACATACTGAGGGCGCAGGAACAAAAGTATATTCTCCCAATGGACATGCTGAAGGTAATACCACTACTGTTGGAGATTCAGATAATCCAAGCGTTGCAAATGGCGGCCATGCGGAGGGAAGACTAAGTGTAGCTAAAGGCTCAGCGGCGCATGCTGAGGGGTATCAATCTTTTTCAACTGGAGAGGCTGGTCATTCAGAGGGGTATAAAACCTCTTCTTCTGGACGTGGCGCGCACGCCGAGGGAAGTAAGATTTATTATGACGGAAGTGCAGACGTATTACATTCAGATGCAAACGCTAATTTGGCCTCTGGAGAAGCCAGTCACGTAGAGGGATATGGTACTTATGCTTCTGGACTTGGCGCTCATGCCGAAGGATGTTCTTCTGACTCAAATGTAAATACGGCTTCTGGTACAGGTTCTCACGCAGAAGGTTGTGATATTACTGCATCCGGTAACTTTTCTCATGCAGAGGGGTATGGAACAACAGCAAGCGGTGGTAAGGCTCATGCTGAAGGAGTGCAAACAACGGCGAGTAGTGAAGGGGCGCATGCGGAAGGAAGATGGACAGAAGCTACCGCAGAAGGCGCTCATGCGGAAGGACAGGGTTCTAAGGCCTATGCGTTAAATTCTCATGTAGAGGGACAGGGATGTACTGTTCCAGTGACAGCATATAGGAGTCATGCAGAAGGACATGAAACTACAGCTTCTGGAGTGGCAAGTCATGCAGAAGGATATAGAAGCACGGCTTCTAATGGTTATTCTCATGCTGAAGGTTATGGAACTACAGCTGCTGGTCCAAAAAGTCATGCAGAGGGCGATCAAACAACGGCATCTGGAGAAGACTCTCATGCCGAAGGAGTTGGAACCACTGCCGGTGGCTGGGCGCATGCAGAGGGAATTCGTACTAAAGCAACAGGTTTTGCTTCCCATACAGGAGGACAAATAAGTGAAGCTTCTGGTAATAACTCCTTTGCACATGGTTTTGCAGCAGCAGCAACTGGAAATGCACAAACTGCAATAGGAATGGCTAATTTAAAAAATTCTAATTTTAGTTTTATTATTGGCAATGGAGAGGCGACTTCAGAAGAAGAACAAGATATTACTCGTTCAAATGCTTTTACTGTAGATTGGGATGGGTCTGCATCGGTTTGGAACGAATTTGTAAGAGATACGGGTGGAGCAACCAATAATGGATTTAATTTGGTTGATAAAAATGGAGACCCTTTTGCTTACATGAGTGGAAACTTCTACCGAGATAGTCAGAATAGAACTGTTGAGGGTTTTGAAGTTGGAACCTCACGAGAAGTAAATGATACAACAATAAAAAATTATATGCGGTTATATATAGATGCCGATGGTAATCCGATCGTAGCAATAAATCAACCAAATGCGTGGAAAAAAGCACTTAGTCTTTATGAGCCAACGCAGGTAAATTGTACTGTTGCTTCAGGATGGGAAAATTATACCTCTGGACAAGGCCCCATATTATTACGATATGGTAAAATTGTTACTTTTATGTGGCAATGCAAGCCAACAGCCAGTAAATTAATTGATGCAACTCGAACTACAGTATGCACAATACCATCTGGATATAGACCAATAAGGATGTTCTCCACTGTTCAGCAAGGAACAGCTGCCAGAGTCTTTGAAATGTCAATTCAAACAAGTGGAGAAGTACAGGTTGCAAGACTTAGAACAACTAATAGTGTTAATTATGATACGGCAACAACAGATATGTGGTTCCCGTTATCTATGACATATGTAATTCCATAAAACAAGGAGGTAATTTTATGTTTACAATTATTGAATTACAAACCACAGGAAACGAAACGGCTAGTTTAGTTCAGACTGCGTCAACTTTAAATGATGCTATGAGTAAGTATCATTTAGTTCTTGCGTCCGCGGCAATTTCGCAGGTTGATTATCATGCTTGTACAGTTTTAAATGAAGAAGGGGTTGCCCTTGCAAGAGAAAGCTTTGTTCATACAGATCAAACACAATCTGAATAAAATAGATGGAGGTTATTATGTCTAAGGAAACTAAAATTCAAACTGTAGCTGCCGCAATTGCTGCTTTACTTGGAATACTTAGAATGTTTGGTATCACTGCCGTAGAGGATGTTGCCCAAGATACAATTATAGCTTGGGCAACTGTAATAGTAGTGATTGGTACGTGGGCTTATGCTTCTCATTATAAAAATAATGATTTTACAAAAGAGGCTTGTGAACACACTGGATTAATGAGATTAGCTAAAAAACGAAATAAAAATTTTATTGGAGAAAACTTCTTCGATGATCCAGAGATTGACGAGGAGGAAAAATAATGGGGTATATTACATATAAACAATACGATTCTCGATGGGGTAGTAAGAATTATAACGGTTCCTCATCTATGGCAACAGCGGGATGCGGTCCTACTTCAGTTGCAATGTTAGCATATGCTGTTGATGGAAAAACAACTCCCTGGGATGTTGCAAAATATATGAAAAAGCATGGATATGCTGTTTATGGAAATGGAACTGCTTGGAGTGGCATCCCCGCAGCAATGAAAGCTTTCGGACTTCAAGATGTTAAGAAAGTTGACGTTGGAAGCTCAATGAATACTGTTTGGGAATATATGGCAAAAGGTTACTGTGCTGTATTTCTCTTTAGAGCTGGTAGTCGCGGCGGTGTTTGTTGGACAACTGGTGGACATTATGTAGCGGTTACAGACTATAAAGTTCAGAATGGAAAACACTATCTTTATACTCGTGATTCTGGTGGCCGCAATCATACGGGATGGTATGCGTATGAAACTACAATGAGAGGTTTGATTCCTCAAGTTTGGGTCGGTAAGGTTGGTAATGTCAAGCCGTCACCTGCGCCCGCGCCAAAGAAGTCAACTCCTAAGTGCGTTGATGTATCTGAACATCAAGACAAAATAAATTGGAAAAAAGTTAAAGCGGCTGGAATTAATTATGCGGTAATTAGAGCTGGCTACGGAAGAGGTAATATTGATAAACGATGGAAAGAAAACATAGAGGGAGCAATTAAAGCTGGTATCAAAAATATTGGTGTTTATTGGTTCTCTTATGCTTATACAAATACTATGGCTATAGATGAAGCTAAGTATGTATGTAATGCTTGTGCGCCATATAAATCAAAAATTAATATGCCTATTTTCTTTGATTATGAGTATGATTCTGCTAGATATGCTAGAGAACATAACGTAAGAGTTACTAAATCTCACGTAACAAGTTTGCATAAGATGTTTTGTGAAGAAGTTAAAAAAAGAGGATATAAAGTAGGTTATTATTATAACTATGATTATAAGAAAAATTACATTGACATTCCTTCACTTCCTTATTATGAGTGGTATGCACTTTATGATACCTCCGATCCTCAAAAAAACACCTACTTACAGCAATATTCAAGTGACGATAAAATAAGTGGAATTAGTGATAAGGTTGATATGAACTGGTTCTTTGGCGCGGCGCCGAAGACAAAACCGTCTCCTACACCCACACCGTCTGGAAAGCTCGTTGTTGATGGTAAGATGGGAACGCAAACACATAAGGCAATTCAGAAATGGGTAGGCACCTCTCAAGATGGAAAGCTTGGACCAAAGACAATAATGGCTTTACAGAAAAAGCTTGGTGTTGCCCAGGATGGTAAGTGGGGTACTCAGACTACCAAGGCGCTTCAAAAGTTTTTAATGAAAAATGGATATAAAATAGTAAACGATGGAGTGCTTGGCTCCGCAACAATCAAAGCTTTACAAACCTATTTAAATAAGGTTGTTCTTAAATAAATATTTTCTAAAAAGACTGCTAAAGCGGTCTTTTTTTATTTGTCTTAACTTTTTGAACTAAAAAAGTTGAATCTCTTTATTAAAAAATCACTTAACTTATGAACAAAGAAGTTCAACTTATTTCTCCTTATAGTTTAACTTTTTATTCTTTATAGTTGACGTTCTTTGTTCGTAAGTAACCAATAGGCACAAGATTTTTCATTTGAGCCTAGAGGTACTAATAATCTCTAGGCTCAATAATAAAAAGGAGGTCTTATGTCTTATATTTATTATAATCCAAACCCTTTAAAACTTTCAGTTGGTGATTGTACTATTAGAGCAATTTCACAAGCATTAAATATGTCATGGGAAAGAACTTACTTATCCTTAATGGTACAAGGTTATCATATGTATGATATGCCATCAGCAAATAGAGTTTGGGGTCAGTTTCTAAAATTAAAAGGATTTAAGAAGTATCAATTACCAGATAATTGTCCAGATTGTTATACAATTAAAGATTTTTGTTATGATTATCCAGTAGGAACTTATGTAGTAGGAACGGGAGAACATGTAGTATGTATAAAGGATGGAAATTATTTTGATTCATGGGATTCTGGCAATGAAATACCAATTTATTATTTTAAGAGAGGTTAAAGAATATGGCAGGTTATAATAATTATTTTCCGCAGAGTTATATGAATACGATGTATGGATACAGCGGTGGTGTCGCTCCAGCGCAGACAACAACTCCGTCGATGGCTACACAAGGACAGCCCGGCGCCATCAACTGGGTTCAAGGTGAAGCAGGAGCGCGGTCAGTCCCCGTTGCGGCAGGACAAAAAGTTTTATTAATGGACAGTGAGAACAACGTATTCTATGTAAAGTCTTCTGACCCATCTGGTATGCCACTACCATTAAGAATATTTGAATATAAAGAGATAGCTGAATCAGTAGAAGAAGTGGCTCCGGCGCAGAGTGAGTACGTCACTCACGAAGAACTTAAACAAATACTTTCTGACTTGAAGCCAGCTCAAAAGGAGGAAAAACAAAATGAATTCCTTATTTAATGACTTTAATGCAAATAAAATTAATAATTTTTTAAACCAATTCAATCAATTTCGTTCTACTTTTAGTGGAAATCCAGAACAACAGGTTAAACAACTTATCAGTTCTGGTAAAATGAGTCAAGAACAATTCAATCAATTTGCTCAAACTGCAAATCAATTGCAAAAATTAATTAAGTAACTAAAAGTCTTGTGTCTATCTAATTATAATAATTTATATGGAGGTAGACAATATGTCTTTAACAAGTGAAGGAATGGGCGCTGCCGATCTGGCAGCTATTCTTGGAGAAAACAACAATGGTTGGGGCGGAGGAAGCGCCTGGTGGTTAATTATCCTTTTCCTGTTTATGTTCAACGGAAACTGGGGAAATGGTGGTTATGGTAGTGGTGGAGTTGGCTCCGAAGTTCAAAGGGGGTTCGACCAGTCGGCAGTTATGAGTGGATTAGCTGGTATCAATTCAACTTTAACAAGTGGATTTGTTGATACTGCGGCCGCACTATGTAATGGTTTTGCGGGTACTAACGCCGCAATTTCCAACGGATTTGCTCAGGCTGAAATAGCTGCAAACTCACGTCAAATGGCTGATATGAATCAAGCTTTTGCTCTTCAGTCTCAGTTAGCTCAGTGTTGCTGTGATAACAGACTCGCAAGCGCAGATTTAAAGTACACTATTGCAACAGAGAACTGTGCAGATAGAACAGCTTTAAATGAAGGCGTCAGAGACATTTTAGAATCTCAGAACAATGGAATCCAGAGAATTCTTGATACGATGTGTCAAGATAAGATTGACGCCAAGAACGAGAGAATTGCTGACCTTGAGCGCCAGCTGACAATGGCTAGCTTAGCTGCTTCACAGGGCGCGCAGACAGCTGCAATAATCGCAAACAATGAAGCACAGACAAATGCTCTTGAGCAATATCTTGCTCCTGTACCTCGTCCAGCTTATATTGTAGACAATCCTAATGGATGTAACTGCAATACAAATGGATGCGGGTGTGCGTTTTAAGGAGGTAGGATACAATGGCAGAATATTTAGCTAATGCGATTCAGTTGGTTGAACTTAATCAACCTATCGACTTTACTTCTTCTATTCCCTGTCCTCGGAGAAATGTGATTCACGAAGATGGTACTGGAATTTTTATTCTGCGTGGTAATTCTACTGGTTGTTTTGCAAGGTATCAAATTACTTTTAATGGTAATATAGCTGTACCTGAAGGCGGAACCGTTGGTCCAATTGCTGTTTCAATTGCGGCCAACGGCGAGGCCCGCACAACAAGCAGAGCAATTTTTACTCCCGCCGCAGTAGAAGAATATGGAAACGTAACATCCACAGCTATCATAACTGTACCAAAAGGATGTTGCTTCTCTGTTAGTGTTCGTGCGGTAAGCGGATTAGTAGATGACGCAGCTGGTACACCAGCCCCATCAATTAACGTAACTAATTCTAATTTAGTAATCACAAGAATCGCATAGGAGGTTTGAAATGGAAAAGAAAACTATGGATACTCTCCGAACGATGATTTGTGGAGAGTTAGATGATATTGCAAAAAAGGGTACTTTAACTCATGAAACATTGGATATTTTAAAAGATTTATTAGATTCTGCAAAAAATTTAGAAAAAATTGAAAAGTATGCAAAAGAAAAAGAGGGAATGGATATGGACATGGGGTATAGTCAGAGAAAGTATTATATAGATGCTGACTACGATCCAACTCAAGCGACCAACTCTTATGCTCGCGGGCGCAATTCATATGGAATGGATGCTTACGGAATGGGCAATTCTTATGCCATGAATAGAAATTATGGCACGGGCGCAAACTACGCCAGAGGAAATAGCTATATGTATTATGATCCTATGTATGATATGGGTCAATCAAGGCGTGGATATTCAATGACAGGCTCAAAAACCGATATGATTCATGAGTTAACTCAGATGATGTCTGAAACAGATGATGAGATGGTAAAGAAAACTATTTCTGAAACAATAGAAAAATTAAATAAGTAAAAAAAATAAAGGCGGGTGTTTACCCGTCTTTTTTATTTAAAAAATTTGACTGCTATTTAGTTTTGTAATATACTATAAATAGGAAGATATATATTCTTCCAAGTTAGACTTCGTTATTACTTAAATAATATAGGAGAACAATCATGGAAATCAAAACACTAGAAGCTCAATATGAGCTAATCGAATTCAATCACTATATAGACTATAGTGAAACTGAAGTTAATATTATTGATATGGTCATAAAGGCTAGTAACATAGAATTTATGGAAGATGAGCTTAGTAATGCTATAGTTGTCAGTTCAGATAGTTATTTTTATTCATTAATAGACTATGAATTAATTGAATGTTATGATATTGGAAATAATTTAATAAGAGCTGTATATATAAGGTGATTGATTAAATTAAGAACGGGAAACCGTTCTTTTTTTTATGATCTAAAAAGTGAAGTCAGATGGTTTACATTCTACTTATTAAATAGAGAATGTATAAAGAGGTGGTATAATTATGATAATACGGTATTCGACTCCATATCATAACTTTGTTCTTCCTTTTTTAATTGATGAAATTGAAGTTATAGAACTTATTTATTCTCAAGGTGGGATTAATCTTATTAATAAAAAATCTTCTGATGAAAGTAGTGGAATTATTATTTCAGACTTAGGTGATTATATTGATAACGCTTCTATGGGTCACGAAGGATATATAAAGGATCTTATTGATAAATCAGAAGGCATGGAAAAAAGCTCTTTACTTCGAGTTCATTTAACTCAAGAAGAAACCGCCTTATTTACTTTTCATAAGGCGGCAAGAAAGAACATTGCTATTATAGAAATTCGAGTCAAAGATAAAAATAATAATGTTTTTGTTAGTTTTCCAATTCAAGTAAGAATTTTTGGAGGAACACAGGAAGGAGTTTTATAATGAAAAAGAGAGAATTAAATCAAAGTATAAAAGAAAACCACGTCTATGTTCCCAGATTTAATGCGCTATCTTATGGAGACGATAGCACAGATGATTCTTATGATGAAATAATTTATTATGATGGCGGAAGATTAGACGAAGAATCCACCCACATTTATGACGGTGGAGGAGTAGAAGGTTATGGCGATTAAAAGAATAAAAGCAGTAATTCAATTTCGTCGAGCTGAGGCTGAAAAGTGGTTAAAGGTAAATCCAGTTTTGCGAGAGGGAGAACCAGGCTTTGAAATAGATACTGGTTATTTAAAAATAGGCGATGGTAAAACCCCTTGGAGTCAGCTAGAATATATGAGTGGCGAAAGTAACTTACCAGTTATAATTGAAAATCCAGTAGATAAACAAATTTTACTATATGATGCTGACTTAGACTGTTGGCGAAATTATCAGTTAAGTGATGAAAGCTCTATTATTTATTCAAATAGTGGGCTTTCTTTAAAGGGTTATGAAGAAGCGGCTCAAGGACAAATGTTGGTTAAAGATGAGAATGAGGGTATAGCTTGGGTAGATCCTCTTTCTGATCAACAACTACAGGAGGCAGTTGAGGTAGCCGAGGGTGCGGCAACGCGCGCAAATACGTCTGCTTTGCAAGCAGGAAATTTTGCAGGAGATGCGGCAAGATCTGCGGCGCAGGTTGAAGGAAAGTTTTGGTATGGTACCATTGAAGAGTACAATGCGTTAGAACACATCAGCCGCTCAACAATTTATATAATTTTAAATGAGTAAAAAATTAGCAATGCCAAAGAGTGTAGAAACCAGAGAGTTAATCGAAGGTCATCCTATTGGAGTAAGAAAAATTATTCAAGGAGATTTGAGAGAAAGAACTTGGTCTTCTGGGGGTGAATTATACACTCATAAAAATTCTGATGGAGTGCTTCTTTATGATTCCCAAGAAAAACGAAATAGACCTTGGTTTATACTCGTTTACGAGTCTGGCGATAGGTATATAGATTAATTATATTTTAATATTAAAAGGAGAAGACGAATGGCTCAATATTTTAATTTGACGTTAGATACCACAGCACCGAGTAATGGTGTATTGAGTGGGTTAAATACTTATTACAATAGTAGTGCCAGCGTAACAATCGCGGCAGATGGCGCGTCATATATGAAGGTATGGACGAATCAAACTGCGGTTGGTACAGCTAGCGATGCAGAGGTACCTAGTATATGGGAACCATATAATACTAGTAAGACTGTTTCATTCTCTGCGCAGGGTGCTAATTATGTGCATGCCATGTTTATGGATGAAGTTGGTAATATTGGTGTGGTAGTTAATTCTGCAGAAGTTATTTATGATACTGTTAATCCTGTAATAAGTTCTATTGATATTAATAATGGTGCTGGTTATACCAATGTAAAAGAAGTAAGTGTAACGGTTAGTTTTTCAGATGCTACTTCTGGAGTAAACACTATTACTTTAAATGGCGATATTGATGAGGCGGGAACCTCTTATACGCTCACTAACGAAGATAGAACAGCTGGTACAAAAACCTTTACTGTAAATCTTAGTGGAGCAGATGGAACTAAAACGGTTTCTGCGATTGCAGAGGATAGGGCTGGAAATAGTTCAACCTCTGTATCTGATTCGATTGTATTAGATACTTCTGCGGCGGAAGGAACACTTGTATTAAGAAAAGCTGATGATAGCGCAAACTTACCCGAGTTTGTAAACTATGTAGAATATGCTGCGGCAATTGAAACAGAAGACACCGATATTGTTGGGTATAAAATTTGGGAAGGTAATACAGAACCAAGTGAATGGACTACCGTTACTCAAGACCCGCAAAATCCAAGAATTTTAGTAGAAAATCTTTCTCTTTCTTCTGGAGATGGTGTCAAGACAATTCATGCAAAAATTCAAGACGAAGCAGGTACTATTACAGAGCTTACAGCTGTTAATGTAACCCTTGATACTATTGCACCTACTGTAACTTTATCTGGTAGCCCAACGGTTATTTCTGCTGTTTCTGGATATAATGAGGTTACATTTACTTGTGGCGCCACAGATGTTAATTCTGCGCAAGGTTTAAATTATGAACTAAAGCTTGGAACGGATGTTATTAAGAGTGGTGTCTTAACAGAAACTGTTGTTGTTACTACTACTGAAATTGAAGCAATCAGCGCGGGAGAAGGCAACAAGAGCTTTACTCTTGAAGTAACTGATATTGCGGAAAATACGGGAGTATCAACCGCACAGGTAATTACACTTGACAAAACTGCACCTACTGGTTCTGTTACTGCTGAACAATATTATAATAGTCAAAGCATTACAGTTGCGGTAGCTGGTTCTGATGCTGGCGGCGCAACGATGTCTAAAATGAAGGTTTGGCTTGATAATAATGAGCCAGCCACTTGGGAAGATTTTACAGCTGGTAACTATGCAATGTCAAGTATATCAGAAGGTGCGCACGTTGCCCATGTTAAGTTTATGGACAGTGTTGGCAATGAATCCACGACTTTTAATAGCTCTGAATTTATTGTTGACGTAACAGCTCCAACACTTTCAATTTCAACACCGGCGTACACTGGTTCAACTTCTATTGTTGTAACTCTTACTTATAGTGATGCAAAGGGAGCGATTGCGGTTTCTGATGTTGATCAGATGAAGGTTTGGGAAGATGGAACTACTGAGCCAGAGTGGGAATCTGTAGCAAGCACAAAGAACATTACTTTAACAAATGGTGATGGTACTAAGACGTTAAAGGGTAAAGTTAAAGATGCGGCAGGTAATATTTCAGAAATTGCGACTACAACAACAGTTCTTGATACAGATGAGCCTGATGCGGTATTAAATCTTTATAAAACTGATGGAACAACATTACTTCCTGCAAGAGTTAACGTAACTGGTTTTGTGGCTAAGCTTTCACATACTGCGCCAGATACAGCGCCGATTGTAGAATATAAGTTAAGCGGTGATTTTGATCAATCAAGCGATCAGTGGCAGACCTTTACTTATGACGCTGGCCAAACTTATATGACAATTAGTGGGTTAACTCTTACAGATAGCGATGCCTTAAAGACGATTAGTTTACAAATTAAAGACGCAGCTGGAAACGTTTCTTCTGTTGTTAACCAAACAGTTACACTTGACAGAGTGCCTCCAGTAATTGATGTTGCAAATGTTGATTATAATATTGTTTCTAAACAGCATACAGCAAGACTCAATGCTGCGGGAACAGAAATTAGTGGAGCATATAATGATATGATGACCTTTAGTTTTTCTGCTAATGAAAACTTAGTTGCTTGGAAGGTTTGTGTAAATGAAACTGGACAAACAGCTGAAGGTGCGGTAGCTATTGGTACAACAGGCGGCTCACAAAATATGACTGGTGGAACAGTTGATGGACATATTGTAGCCGTAGAAGCAAATACAGATGTAAATTGTACTATAATGGGTGCTGATTTTGCAGCAACTAGTGCAGTTAATGACACAGATGGTGCCTATGAAGTTATTGTATATGGACAAGATGAAGGTCACACCTGGTCAGCAATTCATGCTATGAGCATATAAATAAAAATAAAAGGGGAGGGTAGTTATTCTTCCCTCCTCTAATCTTTTTAAAGGAGAGAAAAATGTCACAACCTAGTATAACTTATACATTGACCTGGGGAGCTAACAATGTATATCAAAAATTATCTGGTCAAACGTATACTGATCCGAACGGAAAAGTTGTGGACTGTAATACTTTAGTTGTAAATATAGTAGCTCCCGAAGATTTTGTAAAATTTTATGCGACCGCAGTAAAAGACGGAAAAGACTATGGATTTATTGATGACGTATTAGTTGATATAGAAGGAGAAAACCCTACTGGTATTAAAATTCATGAGTTAAATTTAAGAAATGCAGGAACTTATTCTTTCACTATAAACGCTACTAATCATTTGATTGATGGTGGTGGATTATATAGAATTGGGTTATATATACAGCAAGAAGATGGGACATGGAATTATGAGTATTTCTTTGTTCCGGTTGGTCACGATTATTTTGACTTACAAAATTTAGGCGATCATCTAATGGTTCCAGTAGTTACTGATCCCGGAGAAGCGTATGCTGTATTTGATAGTAGTATTAATACATTAACTTTTTTTAGGGATAAGAAGAATAAATATAGTCAAAGACAAACTGATGGTACAAAAATCTATTATACAGGAATAGAAGATATAGAAGGGTCAGATATTTTGGCATTGCCATGGTATTCAGAACAACCAAACATACAAAATGTAATTTTTCAAGATATAATAAAACCAAAATCAACTGCGTGGTGGTTTTATAGAATGTCATTTAGTGAAATTATTAATTTTGAAAAACTTGATACAAGTAAGGTCACAACAATGGCAAATATGTTTAATAGTTGTAAAGAACTTACAACTATTAATATTAATATATTTAATACTAGTAACGTAATAGATATGTCTGGTATGTTTTATAAATGTATTGGTTTAGTTAATCTTGACGCATATGATATTGATATGAGTAAAGTTAATAACACAGAGGGTATGTTTACCCTTTGTCGTTTCATTCATACAACACTTAATATTAAAAAAATGCCTGATTCATACAGTGGAATGTTTAGTTCCGCTGCTCTTTCTGATTTTGGTGGGGAAATAATACTTAAATATACAAGTCCAGTAACAGAAACAGATATTAGTACATTAATTTCTACGGCGCCTTCTACAAGCAATATCATTAACGGCGGTCCTGCATAAAAGATATAAATATAGGAGAATAAAAAATGAGTAATTATCTTTCTGTATATTCGGGAAGTATGATAGATGAAGTCATAGGTCTTTTTGCAAATAAAGGATTAGAAAATGTAAATGGATTAATTCAAAGAAATGCAGACGGAACTTTTAGTGTAAAAGCAATTAATTTGGCAACTGATACTACTGCTGGACTAATAAAAACGAATCCTTCTGAATCAATAACTTTAAATGCAGATGGTCAACTTGATGTAGGCGGTCGCCTAGGACAAATGAGCAATACAACTGGTGTATATTCACCAAAAACAATTAACCCCGCTCAAGTAAACAATGGATCTTTCTTACTGACTGAAGCAAGCGGAACTAAATTAGGATCAAAAAGTCTAGCCGTTTCTACAGGAACAGGTATTTCTTTAAAAACTGCTGCCCAACCTGGGGCTACTCAATATGTAGTAGCAAATACCTATGAAAATCGCATTATATGTGCTGGCGCAGTTGGTGCGACAGTAGCTTTGGATGAGAGTAGCGCGGCAGAAAATTATGTGAATGTTACTTCTGTACAAATAGGTGGCAGTTCATTTGTCCCAAATAGTGGCGCTGACAACAGTTCAAATAATATTATTATTACAACAGATGAAAGTATTAATCCAGATAGTTCTATTAAGCAAATTCGTGTTTATTTCGATGAGGGCAGCGGTTTCTCTAATTTATTTGTTGGACAAGCTGTAGGTGGTGCTGGTGGTGCCTCAGTTGTTGTTGGTCAAAAAAATTATAGCGCTTCTGGTAATGCGTGTGCAATTATTGGGGCTTCTATATATAATTCTGGCAATGGAAATGCTTTATTTGGTAGGCAGCATATTAGTCGTAAAAATCGTTCGATGCTTGTTGGAACTGGTCATGATACTACCAATGCAAGAACAGAAGGTGTTGCAGCTTTTGGCTTATGGTCAGATTTAAATTCAGAAACATTATTTGCAATTGGTAATGGAACAAGTCAAACAGTAAGAAGCAATGCTTTTGAAGTAAATTCTACTGGAATAAAAGCCATGAATATGGCAAGCGGAAAAACCAGCAGCATACAAACGCCTGCAAACAGTACAAAAACACTAGATATTACTTTTGGAAAGACCTTTCCCGCTATACCAAATGTTGTGGTTGGTTTTGATTCTAACTCAACCGATGGCGCGTTTGGAAAATGTTCCTGTTCTGTGACAGGCATAACTACAACTGGCTGTACTATTAAAATTTTTAATGGTGATACAACATCTAGATCGCCAAACTGTCACTGGATTGCAGTTTCATCTTTATAAAACAGATTTAATGAGGTAGAAAAATGGCAGAAGAAAAACGAATTAAAGCTGTAATTCAACTCCGCCGCGCATTAAAAAAAGATTGGGAAGAATTAAACCCAGTTTTACGTATTGGTGAGCCAGGTTTTGAAATAGATACTGGTAGACTTAAAATAGGCGATGCAAATACTCCTTGGAAAAATTTACCATATATAGGTGGTTCATCTACATTTGATTATGATGTATTAATAAACAAACCTAGTATTGAAGGAGTTGAATTAATTGGAGATAAAGCAATGAAAGAATTGGGCGTTGATACTTTAAGCGTTCAGGAAATAGAAAAGATTTTATATTTAGGAGGTTAAATATATGGCTGATCAATATATTAATGGAGTAGGCGTTGCCGCAATAAGAGATTGGGCAAATGGAAAATTCGCTTTAGACGCTGATTTGGACACATTAGATGCTAAAGTTGAAACTATTATTGCAGAAGGCGGAGAGCCAAATGTAATTGAAACTGTTAAGGTTAATGATACTGCTTTAGTACCAGACGCGCAAAAAGCAGTAAACGTAAGTGTTCCTACGGCTCTTAGTCAGTTGACTAATGATGGAGATGGAACACAGGGGAGTGCCTATGCTACGCAAAGTTATGTTGATACAAATGGTGGAAAGATTGATACAATTAGTGTCAATGGCACTCAACAGACTATAACAAATAAGAATGTTGATATTACTGTTCCTACTTCAACTTCAGACTTAACAAATGATAGCGGTTTTCAAACAGGAAGTGATGTAAGCTCTGCTGTTTCTACAGCGTTAGCTAACAGCGGAAATCCATATCAAACTCAAACCGATGTTCAAACTGCTATAGGCTCTGCTGTTAGTTCAGCCTATAAGTATAAGGGATCTGTGGCAACGGTTGGTGATCTACCTACAACAGGACAGACTGCCGGTGACGTATATGATGTTCAGGCTACTGGAATGAATTATGCTTGGAATGGTAGCACTTGGGATGCACTTGGTCAATATGTTGATACTTCATTGTTCTGGCAAAAATCAGAACTTACTGCTTTAACAGTTTCTGAAATTAATGAAATACTTGAACCAACACAGCCCTAATTTATTATAAAATAAAATAAAAACGACTACTAAGTAGTCGTTTTTTATTTTTAAATTTATTGTCACAATATTTATTTGCTTCATTATTTGCTTCTGCCCAATCACTACTATAAGGACAATCATATGCAAATGTTGGTTCATCTTTTTTACTTAATTTTATAATTTCATCTATCGTATAGCCTTTACCAATATAAGGTTTTATACTCCATTCTAACATTTGAGTTTTTTGATAATGTATACAATCTTTACATTTCATTTTCTACCCTTATCCTATGATAAAAAAATACTGTATCTCCTATATAATCTTTCCACTCGTCTAATTCGCACTCTTTTACTGGCCCCGAGCCACATTTTTCCATCCATTTTCCATCCCTAAATACTTTGAAATGAAAATCATATTCATATCCGTAGGAATAGTTAACACAAAACGTATTGAAAGCTATTAATTCTACATCATTTGTGGGCGCAGGATTACCATTGCACAATTCTAATTCATCTTGAAATTCTTTTAACATCCCTTCTGCTAAAATTTCTCCATAGATAGTTGAAATCTCCCAATCTTCATATCCCTCATTAAATTTTTCTTCAATCCAAGAATAAATTTCTCCTTCTGTTACTTCAAAATAATGTTCTGGATCATACCACTCATTTAATCTTAAGGCGTAACTACCACAATTTGCTTCATCAGGATATTCTTCATAATATAACAAATTTGAATTTCGTGTATATGCCATATTGTCTCCTTTCTTATTCTATTAATATTATAATTGTTTTTTTAAAATAAAACAAATTTTATATATATAATAAATGAGAATTTGCTTATGCAAATTCTCTATCCTTTTAAATATAATAATATATTTTTTGAATTAAATCAAATTATTAAAAAGAATAATTTGAAAATTTTAAAAAAATTTGATATACTATATATAGATTATAAAAGGAGAAATATGTATGGAAAATAAGAAACAATTATATAGTGAATATGATAGGGTAGTACAAACTATCATGACAAATATTTTAATAGAAAGAGGAAGAAGTGGTAAATTTATTTTATATAAATTTTATCCAGAAAAAGATTCACATCGTTTGTATTTTAATATAACTGCAGTCGCGGCAGATCTTAATAAAGAAAAAATATATTTAGATATGCCACTAAAAAAGTATTTTATTTTTAAAAAGAAAGAAAATAAAAAACGCCTTAATTTAAAATGGATTAATCCCATTCAAAAAATATTTTTAAAAGATGATTTTAAAATTAGTATTTCATATTTAATGTCTTTTATTAGAAGGGAATTAAATATAAAGGAAAGTTTATATAAAGAAATTAATAATGAATACTATGAAAGGAGGTCAGATGAAGATTATATGTGTTAATGGATATGCAAGAAGTGGAAAAGATACTTTTTGTAATATGGCCTTTTTTAATCGAGGTTTAGTATATTATTATTCTACCATTGATGAAGTTAAAAAATTTGCGAAAATATTAGGTTGGGATGGAAAGAAAGACGAAAAGGGAAGGAAACTATTAAGTGACCTAAAAGATTGTCTTACCGAATATAATGATTTACCTAATAAATATGTACTTGCACAGATTAAGCGAAAACTTTCTATAATTATTGATCCAGATAATTCTATATTTTTAGTGCAGATGAGAGAACCAAAAGAAATAAAGCAATGGTGTAAGAACTATAATGCAAAATCGCTTCTCATTAGGCGCCCCGCTATAGAAAAGAAATGGGGAAATCACGCAGATGATGGGGTATTAACTAATGAATATGATTATACAATATATAATGATAGCACTATAGAGGATTTAAAAGAAAAAACAATTGATTTTATTGATAAAGTAAGAAAAGAAGATTGGGAGTCATATATATGAGAAATTATATAGATGGAATTAATTTTTGGGAACTTGAGGCAATGCGCTATTATGCTCCGCCAAAGAGTTGGGACGCAGATAAAATAAAAGATACTACAACTTCACGTATTTTTAGTGGAGACTGGTATGGTGCCAGAAAACGTGATGGTGCTTTTTATAAATTTATTAAAGACGAAGATGGAAATATGTCTTTGATTGGGCGCAGTAAAAGTAAGTCGGGTGATTATTTAGATAAGTATGATTGGGTTCCTCACCTACACCCATTCTTTGAAAGCCTTCCCAATGGAACTTGCTTACTTGGGGAGCTTTATCTTCCGCGTAATGAACAGGCGCGTACTACAACATCAATAATGAATTGCCTTCAGCCTAAAGCGGTTAGTCGTCAAGAAAAAGAAGAAAATAAACTTCATTATTATATATTTGATATACTCGCAGATGAAGGTAGGTCACTTATAAATATGAAAGCAATTAATCGGTTTCTTTTACTTAATTCATATTTAATTGCTTATGGAGAAAATTATAACCACTGGGCGCAATACAAGTCTGGACAGGAACTTTGGAATATGTTGCAGGAAATTCTTGCAGAAGGCGGCGAGGGTGTGGTTATTACTCGTGAAGATGCACCATATCAACCTGGCAAAAGACCATCTAAAGATTGTCTTAAAGTTAAAAAAGAACTCCAAGATACAATTGATTGTGTTATTATGGGCGCAGTAGCTCCAACCAAAACCTATACAGGTAAAGAAACTGAATCATGGACTTATTGGTTTGACGATCAAAACAATAAAAAAATAACCGCTGATGAATATCTCGCTAAATATCACACAAATATCTATGCAGCCTATGTCGATGGCGCGCCAGTGATACCAGTAACTAAAAACTGGTTTTATGGATGGGCTGGTTCATGGCAAATCGGCGCCTACAAAGATGGAAAGTTGATTCCTATCGGTAAACTCAGCGGTCTTACTGACGAAATGAAAGAGAATTGGAAAAGTTATACAAATAAGATTGCAGAAGTCAGCTGTATGGAAATAATGGAGAATGACGATGGATCAAAAGGACTTAGGCATCCGAAGTTAATCTCAGTAAGAGAGGACATAGACCCTAAAGACTGCACTTGGGAGAAAATTTTTGGATAAAAATTGATTCTGAAAATTTGAAAAGTTTTTAAAATTTAACTATAATAAATATATAAGATAAAGAAACGAAGGGCGACGGTTTCTTGTTTTCCTTTCTACCGTCGCCCGCATCGGATGATGTGGCATCAATTAAGACTACCTCCTCGTGGTGATGCTGGATAACGCTAAATGTCTTTGGTTAAATTGAATATAAGAACTCAGTGTAGAATTACTAAACCAGTAAGCTGAGGCGCAATGGAATGAATAGGTCGGGTCAACGAAACAGGGATACTTGTGGATAGGCGCCGTAATAAATAAGGTGACTTATTTATTTAAGTGGGTGGAACCCCAAACCTAAGTTGTGGCGCTTCTGATTATTGCAAGTAAAAGCAGAGTGTGGGTCGGGTCATAATAGAAGCAATTGTGAATAGCTTTTGCTGAATCAAAGTTAGGCATAAGACGTGGAACTCTATGCAACCCTTTGAAATTCCAATAAGACTTTTGCCGTGAAGCAGAGAAATCTGTGTATAAGGCCTGCATGTCGCGTACGAGTAGCTCAAGGCATGACTTTTAATACAAGAAAAGTGTTTTCTTTTGATAAAGAAAGAAAGAAATTTTATGACCGTAAGGTGGGTGAAAGTTAGAAGTAATCAATCTTCTACGAGATATAGGACGTAAGTCTGTTGAAAGGTGTAAACCCTTTTGGGGTATGTGAGGTTAAGGTCGCTCCTTAGTCTGCGGACATATCTCCTCGGTGGCTGAATATACTTGAAAATAGTTAGGGGTAAGGTGAAAATCTCTTTTATTTAATTTAATTTTAAAGGCTTGGGGAAGTTCCCCTTGCCATATGGCGTCATGGGGTTGCCTTCTCGCGGCGGCGCTGAATAGGGTAAGACACCTGAACTAAAACCTTAATAGTTTATATTAAAAAATAGGAGTGTGCGAAATGATTATTTCAAGTGAGCTAACGGGTAAACAGTATAAAACAGTTCAAGATTGTCTTAGTGATGAAAAACTTTTTAAGAAACAGTTAGAAGAAGAAAAGAAAGCAGAAGAAAAACGTAAGAAAGAATTAGAGAAAGCTTATAATGAGGCCGTTATAGCATGTAATAAATATTTAGAACTTTGTGGTGTAAAGACAGGCGTTAAAAAAGGTGAAGATGAAGATAAATATGACCTTCTTGATAAGTGGGTTGAAATAACATTTGGTATTTAAAAGAAAGGATTAAAACAAATGATGAGCAAAGAAATTAGACTTTTAAGGGCGAAGGTAAGATTACATTATTTAAAAAGTAATGGTAAAAATATTGATTCTCCCGGAGTCGTACAGAAACTTGAAAGAAAAATTAGACGTATGGAATCTGAAAAGGGAGATTAATAAAATCTTCCTTTTATTTTAAAATTTTACTTTTAATTATTTTTATTATATAATATATAAGAAATAAAAAAAGGAGATTATTATGGCGAATAGACTTGGAACTATGAGATTTGAATTATATGATGAAAGAGAAATTCCATATAATGATTCTATTGACTGTACTTTTACACTTTACAATGACGATGATGATGATGAAATTTTGTCTATTGAAGAATATAGAGAGCTATGTGTGAGGTTTGCTGCGGCTATGGGTTTTCATAACAAAACTATTGCAGAATGGTTTGGGGATTATTAATAAGTTAATTAAACTATTGGGAAAATATTATAAAAGAAAGTAGGTTGCTAATGATTTTTGGTTTATACTTTGCAGTCGGCGCGGCGGTTGGGATTTGTTTTGCAACAGTGTGTATTATACTGGCTAATCTATCTGACGAAAAATATCGTAAGCAGCAATTTGAAAATGAAATGATTGATAGAACAGCTAATGCATGGTCAAGTGGATATAAAAGAGGGCAGGAGGCGGAGAGGAAGAACTTTGAAGACTTTTGGAATGACATGGAGAGAATTTTTTAGTTAATTTTATATAACTAAAGATTCAAATAGCAACTTATTTAAAGAAAGATTTTAGAGAAAAATAATTTGAAATATTTAAAAAATACTTATATAATATATATAGAAAATGAGGAAAGGAGAAAAGCATGTTTAATAATTCTTTAGCTTTTAATAATCATAAAAATGGATTTGAAGTGGCGCGGATGTTGCTTGAAGAAAATAACGTAGTGATGCTTTCTTATGAAGAAGATTTACTTATTTTGAATTGGGAGTGGACTGAAGGCGCGCAGGCAGATCGTAATTATGTTGTGTTTATGCCACGTTGGGAGTACGAGGAAGAACAGGACGAGATTGCTAAAGAGGTAAGAGAATGTTGTAAGGAAGAACTTAATGAAAATGCACGGCGAGTTATTGATGAAGTAAAAGAAGAGCATGCGAAGTTTTATGTGGAAGAAGGCTCATGTGATAAGTGTATCTATTATGATGACGAAATAGAAGATTTTATGTGTGAAACTTGTAAACATAGTTATCCAAATAACTTTGTTAGTAAATAAAATAGAGAGGAAACGGAAAACAGCGGATGCCCATAAAGAGAGAACCTGTCCGAAGGGTTCTGGAGTGTAGTGGCTACTCGGCTATCCTCTCTTATGCGGTTGTGTCGGAATTGGCAGACGACTCGGACTTAAAATCCGATGCTCCTGTGAGCGTGTGGGTTCAAATCCCACCAGCCGCACCACATAAGGACCTGGTGTAATTGGTAGCATAATGGTCTCCAAAACCATTGGTTTAGGTTCAAGTCCTAAGGTTCTTGCCAATATAAGGCTTGGGTAAGAGGACCCTGTAAGTAGTTGATAGTGGAACAATAACCTTTGTCGTTAAATAGCTGGCGCTGAGCGACAATAAACAATAGCGTGAGCGGGCGGAAGCGGGTAAGCCGCCGCGATATAAATACCGTATTTGGTCTATTCGTATAAAAGTTATTATGTCGCCCTGTCACGGCGAAGACAGCGGAGCATTACCGCTATAGACCGCCATGGGTTGCAACCCTTTACGCTCGCAGGTTTATTCCATACCAGGGAGAACACGATTTAGAAGGAATACGTTGTCCAGTTTGCGTAAAATTATGGTTCTCGATAATCCTGATACTGGAAAAAAATCGAATATATATGGCTTTATAGCTCAGTTGGTAGAGCGGGGCGCTGTTAACGCCTGTGTCCTAGGTTCGAGTCCTAGTGGAGCCGCCACATTGGGGAATCGTCAAGCGGTAAGACACAGCACTTTGACTGCTGTATGCGCAGGTTCGAATCCTGCTTCCCCAGCCATGGAAAGTTGCAGGAACGGTAACTGGTTAGATTGCTAATCTAAAGCCATCCGAAAGGGTGAGGAAGTTCGACTCTTCCACTTTCCGCCAGTAGATCTATCATAACTCTTGAAACTGATTTAACCAATCGAAGTGTGAAGTTATAGGGGACGGTGGATTAATTATCCAGACTTTGTGGTGAAGTCATAGCGGTAATGACTCTATCGTTGGTACGTTTTCAACACATCTTTAATTTTTATTAATTTTGAACCTTTTTTATAAAGTTCGAAGTTAGAAAAACTACTTTATATTAGAAAATGGAGGTTCAAAATGAGTAAAGAATGTGCTTACTGTGGAAAATTATTAACAACAGAACAAAGACATAATACCTATTGCTCTCAAAAGTGTGCCAATGCTGCCAAGAAAAAGAAGAAAATTGATGCTTGGCTTTCTGGAGAATTTAGCGGGAGTAAAAGTGGTGGTCAACTATCTGTTACAATTCGTAATTATCTTTTAGAAAAAGCAGGATATAAGTGTGAGCTGTGTGGATGGCACGAAATAAATCCTACAACTAATAAAGTGCCTTTAGAAATTCATCATATTGATGGAGATTATGAAAATAATCGACCCGAAAATTTACAGGTTCTTTGCCCTAATTGTCATTCTTTAACGCCGAATTTTAAAGCGTTGAATACGTCGGAAAGACAAAGAACACAGGTAAGAAAAGATAAAAAAGAATATTATTGTGTTGATTGTGGGAAACCAATTAGTAAAGGGTCGACAAGATGTCAACAATGTGAAGCAAAGCATCGTATTACAGAAAAACCATATAGTAGAGAAGAATTAAAACAACTAATTAGAACTACTCCTTTTACAACTATAGGTAAACAAGTTGGAGTTACAGATAATGCTATAAGAAAATGGTGTATTCAATATAATTTACCTAGTAAAGTGCGCGATATTAAACAATATAGCGACGAAGAATGGGAAAAAATTTAAAATGGTCTCATAGTTTAATCAGTAAAACCGGCGACTTGTAATCGTCAGACCTCAGAGCATAACTGAGTGAGACCTCCATCAACGGTATCGCTATTGGGTCTATTAAATAGATTCCGCCGATAGTCCTTAATTGGACTATCAACTTGGAGGGTTGGCAGAGTTTGGCTGATTGCGACGGTCTTGAAAACCGTTGAGTGTAATAGCTCCGTGGGTTCAAATCCCACACCCTCTTCCACTGGATATAGCTCAGCTTGGTAGAGCGCTTGATTTGGGTTCAATCCCAAGAAAAATTATTGACCAATTTTATATAGTCTCTAATTTAAAATTACTTATAATTAGAGATAAGTGGGCGTAGGGGAAGAGGGACCCCGCCAGTTTTGGGAACTGGACATTACTGCGTCTTCGAGTGGCGTCGCCCGCACCATGAATAAAGAGACTATATAAAATTGGAGGAAGATATGGGAAAAGCATTAACAAGAGAAGAAGTTATTCGACGATTAAATAAAACATTTATACAAAAAGTTGAATTTTTAGAATAATTATGGACTATTAGCTCAGTTGGTTAGAGCATCCGGCTCATAACCGGCAGGTCGTAGGTTCAAGTCCTACATGGTCCACCAATATGCCCGCGTAGCCGAATTGGCACAGGCTGCTGACTTAGACTCAGTGTATTGGAGGTTCGAGTCCTCTCGCGGGTACCAATTACTCATGCCTTTTAAAAAGGCGTGAGTTATTTGCATATATAATAGGAGGTAAGTATGAAAAGAATTTATTTAAAACTGGTAATGATATTATTTATATTTGCTTTTAGTTTTTCTTTTAGCTCGGCCGCATCAGACGTACAATTAAAAGATTACAATACAATACCAACTATTACAGCTGGAAATTCATATGTAATTTTTGGTCTTATCGAATCTAAAAATAAAATGAGTCGAGTTGAGGTCGGCGCAGTAGACGTAAAAACAAATAAATGGGTTATTAAGTATGATAAGAAAATTAATACAGATAATTTTAGTCTTTCTAAAGCAGACCCATATGTAAAATTTGGAACTTTAAAAGCGGGAAATTATAAGTATCGTATTTATGCTCACTCAAAAGGAAAGGTATATACTTTATTAAATCAATCCTTTACTGTAAGGCCAAAACCAATTCAATTTAAAACTGTTAAGGAACAACAAGAATTTCTTAATAGAGTAAATGAGGGAGTATATACTGGAAAGCTTGTTATTGATGGGAAGAAAGGACCCAAAACAGTCGCAGCTATAAAAATTTTCCAGCAAGTTGAAGGATTAACAGTAGATGGAAAATGGGGCAAAGCCACAGAAGCAGCTTCAGATAAGACAATTAATGTAACTGGAAAGCGTAAAGCTATTAATTGGGCTTGTAGTGTTGCTAATGATAATTCTTTTGCTTATGGAACTGGGCAAAGAGCGCATAGAAGCGGTTGTTATTTTTGTAAAACAAATACTGGCGATAGAAAATGGAAGAAAGAAAAGAAAGGTGAGCCGCATAAAGTAAATGGGCATACTTATACTAAAACATATTGTTGCAATCCTTTTATAACAGCTGCTTATGCTCATGGCGCCAAAGATGCAAAACTTTATAATATATGTCATGCTGGTGCCAGCTGTGGGATGACCGCAGGTGATTGGAAAAAAAGTCCATATTTTAAAACTCTTGGCAAATGTAAAAATGTTTCTTTTAACCAGTTAAAGGCGGGAGATGTTATTCTTTCTAATAGTCCAGGTGGAGCAAAGTGGCATCATGTTTGGATGTATATTGGACATAATAGATATGTAGAAGCCTCTGGTGGAAAATGGGATTCTAATTCTATTGCTGTAAAAGAAAATGCAAAGAAGAATTATAATAATAATTATGCAAAATATAATGGCACTACTGTAATAAGATACAGTAAATAAACGGTGTTTCGCAGCCTTTAAATGCGAAGTTTATATATATCTGTGACGGTTCTGACAGAATAAAAACTGACCGAAGCATGAGACGTCGCGCCAGCGTCGGTAAATAAATGGCGTCATGTCTTTGTAGTGTAATGGAAACACACCTAAGTAGTTAGGAGACGGTAGTTCGAATCTATCCAAAGGCAACTAAAATTTGCTTTTATTAAAAATTTCTTATATACTATATATAGAAATAAGGGAGAGAAAAAGTGAGAAGATATTTAATTTATGCTTGTGATGATTACTTTGACGGTTATCATGGAATGGATCGTATAGCGATTGAAGAGTGCCAAGATTTAGATGAAGCCTGTGCTTTGGGAGAGTCTTATTCTATCGAAGTTATAGAGTCTTATCCAGATATTTATGATATAATGAAAGATAGATTGGACGAACTTATTTCAAATGGTTATTCTAATGAAGAGGAGCTATGGGACGAAGTAATTCAAGATGATATTAAATATGAGGTGACAGAAATTAATGAAGACAAAGCTGGTTTTTACTTAACTGATGAACTTGAAGAAATGGCAATAAATGATTATGGAAATTTTTATAAAAAATTTACTTAATGGGTGACTCTGGAACCGAGTTGATTGGACTCCTAAAGCAAAAACATCCAAAGACGTCTAATGCGGGGTCGGCGCGTAGTAAATGATCCCACCACCCAGCTCGTAGTTAGTGTTGCGCTGAAAGGCTGTGGGGAACTCCAGGGAAACTCCCTGCAAGAAGGGTTGAGCCTTTACTCAATTGAGTAGTCAGTAACCTGTAAGACTTTAAAAAACAGAAGTGCGCGAGGTAATATACCCACAAATAAACAAATGGAAATTCCGCGCAAAGGTTTAAACTAAGGTTGGTAGATTACCGAAATCTCTACTGCTTTGTAAGATGGCACGCAGAAATTTTACACTCGTAAGTGGGGTAGTTATATGACTACCCCTGGTACCAAAAAATTTGCAATATTTTTAAAATATTGATATAATATATATAGAAAGTGAGAGAGAAGTTCCGCAATCGGCGAGGTTTATTACACCGTACTATGACGGGAAACGCACCAAAGAGTAGTTAAATATCATAGTATTGACGACGCAGGATGATGCAGTGGTCAGCAGCGGATGCTCATAACTTCCGAGTCGGTGGTTCGAATCCACCTCCTGCAAGAGATACGATAGTTACTACCTCCACGTGGTGTATCTTGGATAATGCTAAAAGTAACTTAAGTGATAATATGATAGATAAGTAGGCCGCAGTAGCTTAATCGGTAAAGCGTCCTGGAAACGGGGAGATGTGGTTCGAGTCCAACGGTGGCTGAAAGTTTATCTAAGTTATCACGATGGAATGTCGCAGAGTAAACTGCGACCTCGCCGCGAAGGAGAATCAGAGCTAAATCAACTTTTGGTAGTAATGTGGTTTAACTACTTATTATACCAACTGACCCATATAAATCCTGAATTGACAGGATAACATGCACACAGAAGATGTGCGGAGACGCGAAGCGAAAGTGAGCGTACTCGTCTCGTGAGCGACGTAATGCTATGGGTGAGGCTTGTGTAGCCAACAAGTTAGCAAATACACAACTTTTGATAAAGATTCTTATGTACCTCTCATAGCAGCATGTGCAGCTGAAGTATCCAATATAAGAGTCGAACATAATCTATAACAATCCAACATAAGTAGTTCCGGAACAATGCTTATGAGATCGCCGCCTGACGCAACAGGTCGCGCCTCTGAAATGGACGGGCGTGATACAACAATACTCACCGTGGATTGATCACCACAATAATTTCGGAAATGTAGAGAATGGATCCGTGGAACGAGCGAGAAGTTATAGACCAATAAATTGCTCTTACCATTGAGGGCAAATCAATGGCGCGAAGGTTCCTGCGTAAATGAACCCCTCTGGCATACTGGTTTGTATGCTAACCTGTAAACTATGGGCGGGAGATTAGATTCTCTTACCCATAGGTGTCTATGGTCCTATGGTCAAGTGGTTAAGATGCTGCCTTTTCATGGCGGCGACCTGGGTTCGACTCCCGGTAGGACTACCATTTACCAGTGTCATGGTACACCTCCTTTTGATAGGTCGCCATAGGTTGGTTTTGACTTATGGCGATCGCTTTATATTTTGTTAGATTGACGTGGGGTTCTGGTTTAAGCGAGTTCGACTCTCGCGACCCTGTGATTGTTATCCGCTTTATGGATAATGAAGTCTAACCACTTAAAGTCGTCAGGCCGTTAGGCAGGGCGTCTTTATTTTAATAAATTTTTAATGACCAGTAATTTTTTTTCTACTTATAATTAGTAGTTAATTTTAAAATATTATTTAAAATACTTGGAGGAAATATGAGTAGTTTTTATCCACACAATAAGCCGCCAGAATTTGCTTATACAACAAAATTTTTGACAGTTGGTAATGATTGGAAAGGCGCTTCATATTCTAATACTGTATATCCAGGACTTTATTCTCCAAAGGGAGATATGGTTGCAAATAAAGCTTTAACTAATTTAGAAACTCTTTTAAATAGTGCTCGTGCCGCGGAGTTAAATTTTTTAAGTGCAACTGGAATTAATTTAGAAAATCCTAATGCTAGTAATATTTTTAGAAATATAAATAAAATATTTAATTCTAAAGAAACCTTTGAAAGAGGACTGAAATACATGGAAGAGTTAAATAAAATAGGAAGAATTAAAGATGAGAAAACACATACTTATAGAGATGTAAGTAGTTTTTTTGAAACCTATTTAAATCAAGAATTATTAAAATTAGATGGAAGAAAAATAGTACATATGACTCCAGAGCAAATTAAACAACAGATTAATGATATTATTGGTAATGCTTTGATTAGAACCTATGAACAGGTTCAAGATTTTGTTGATAAACAAGGTAATAGACGTTTAATGATGGGAGATAGTGGGGTCGGTAAAGCTGCACCTAATATAAGTACTGGTGAGCACGCAGAACAAGCGGTTACTGATATGATAAAAGTTATTAAAGAGTTACAATCAACCGGAGCTTTTGGAGACTACGGTTATTTATTTGATATTGGCGGGAGAGATTTGTTAAATCAGGTTAAAAACTTAAAAAAACAAAAAAGAAATGCAAAAAGAAGAAAAACTAAAGGCTCGCCAGGCAAATATAAAGAGGCGAATGTAACAAGTAATTATCAAGGAAATATCTTAGAATTAATAACTACTTTAGCTGCGTCACATATTGGAAATATTAATATAAATAATAGTGGTTTAACTATTAAAGGTGTCCATACTGGACAAATGAATCAAATGAAAGCTGATTCAATATTATTGGTGGGAAGAGGTAATATTGACATAAATAAATATTTTAAAGATTATATTTCAGATACTCAAGGTACTGATTATACATCTGTAAGAGCACAAAATGTATATGCTATAAAAAATTTTTTAGATAGATTGGGTGATAATATAGAGCATGTAATTATGGTAAGTGATAAAAATCTGAGTATTACAGCTAATTTTAAGGGGGCTGAAGCCCAACGAGAAGTAAAACTTAGAGATATTGGACAGATGTTAGGCGAGTTTGGAGTTAATGCTTCTACTAATTTAATTAATTATCTTGCTAATTGTGGGCCAAGTATGGTTCAGGGAGAGTGCAATAGCGAAATAAAAACTATGTTACAAACTATGATTGGATATTTTTTGTTCGATCATTTAGAAATTAATATTGGAGTTAAAGCATCTGGACCAAATGTAGTAAATTTATTAAATATAAGTGGTATATATATGCCACTATCTGTATATTTAGAGGGATTATTAAAAAGTATTAAAGAAGCAACAAGCAACCCATCTAGCTTTGTTAATGTTACTATTCACCTAAGTGGTCCTACTTCTGCTGATCCAAATTGGACTGAAGAGGTATGGGAGGATTTTAGAGAACAGCGAGAAGTAGATTCTTATTTATCGTATAAAATAGTAAAAGATATAGCTAGTTTTATTTCCAGTTTATAATATTTTAGACCGCATAACTGCGGTCTTTTTAATTTGAAAATTTCTCAAATTTTTGCTATAATAAATTATAAGATAAAAAAGATAAAGAAAGGAAATCACAATGTACGAATACATCATTTCAGGAAACTATATCTCTACTACTCCAGAAGGAAAAGAAACTGAAAAGTATTTTTCAGAAACTATCAATGCTAATACGAATACCGAAGCCATGCAGATGGTAATTGGCAAATACGCTTGGCTTGAGAGTAAAGATGGAAATACATTTTATCTTACGTTCATAAATTATCGTTAAAGAAAGGAGAATTACTATGGGACTTGATCTTACTCTTTATGCAAAAACAAAAGATATTTCATTTGAACTCGCGTATGGAAGAAAAACATGGGCAATTTCTGATTTCTTTACTGAAGTTTGTAAATGTGAAGAAATAGATGATGGTTTTATTTATCGCGTAACTAAAAAAGACTGGGATAAGTTTATTGGTGCGGTTAAACCATTTCTTATTTATCCTGGTTTTGTATCACTTATTGAATGTTATGATGATTTAGAAGACAAGTATGGTATGATTGAAAATGTGTTTCATTATTTTCTTGATGAAACAATAGGTGGCTACGGTTTTAATTATCAGCTCGGCGCAGAGTGGGAAGCTTATGCGGTAGTTCAGTGGTATAAAGCAAATGAGAAGGTTCAGAAAGCCTTTGAAGATGGCGCAGATATATTTCTTGAAAGGAGTTATTAAATGAATGAAAGAATAGTAGAAGTATCGCTTGATGAATTTATGTTTTCATTCGAGGTTGATCAGCCAGACGAAATGAGTGAGGATGATTTCTACCACATGGTAGTAGATTATGTATTAAGTCATATAAATGTGGAGGTAATTTAGAATTGGATTAATTCTTTTTAATATAAAGAAATCGAGAGTGAGAACGAGTGATGGAAGTTAAAATTAATCTCAATGAAAAAGTGAAATTTAAATTGTCTGAACGTGGTAAAGAAATTTACAGACATAGGTATGATGGATATGGATTTGAGTATGATCGAGAGCCAAAGTCAGTATGTGAAGACGCTATAAGCAGACAGGCGGCGATTGATGCGCTACAAGGCAGAAAGTGAGGGATAAAGACATGGGGCTTGATTATCACGCAGTGTTGGTAAACAAAGATGGAATAGTTGAATATATCAGACCTTGTGGAACATTA